TGACATCCCTATTAATGAAGTAAATGATATATTAAATAAAGATATAAAAATACAATTATATGGGATAAGGAACATTTAAAATAATGAATATGTAAAAGTACGTATATTTAATTATATAATATATATTTATATGTATATAAGAATTCTTTTATATGTGCTTTTCTTTTAGTATATAATAAGGTGCTACGAAGCCTATAGACGTCTTGGAGCTCAAAGACTATTCTAAGGATTACAGGAGCAGTAGTAAATGGAGTGAAATGAACGGCCTTATTATATACATTTTACAAATGCCGGTGTGGTGGAATTGGCAGACACCCAGGACTTAAAATCCTGTGGTAGCAATACCGTACCAGTTCGAGTCTGGTCACCGGCACCATTTCTCCTTTTGCATTCTTAGAAGGTAGAACCGCATGGTTGCTTGTTAAAATAATTTTGGATGTATTAACAAAAGTTATTGGATTTTTGTATTTAACATCACTTGTTATTACATCGTTGCAGCTTAGCTCTTTAAGGTGGGAGACTGCTGTAGGATCAAGTGCTTTGCAACTCATGTCGTTCGCCACACAGAGAGTTTTACCGTATACAGCGGCTAACGCAAATCTAAAGAATGCTTCTTTTTCTTTTAGTGGATAAAGCCTACATTTGGTTGAAACCTGACGGGGTTGAGCTCATATAATTGCGGTTGCATAATATGTTTGCTATCGCGATTATGTTTTATAAAATCCTCGATAATAGCTTAAAAGGTTGCAGATGCTTCAGGTAGTAGGTGCGCACCGACCAAATAAACATTCCTCCTTAGCTCAGTCGGTAGAGCATGCGGCTGTTAACCGCAGAGTCGTTGGTTCGAGTCCAACAGGGGGAGCCACTTAAGTGATCGTATTATGAATGCTCGTGGGGCCCATAATCTAGGAGGTTCATGCGTGAACCTCCTATCACTTATCCCTAAACATTCCTCAATAGCTCAGTCGGTAGAGCATGCGGCTGTTAACCGCAGAGTCGTTGGTTCGAGTCCAACTTGGGGAGCCAATAAATTTAATAAGGTGCTACGTGGCTGATAGTATGAGGCAAGGACCGTTTCAAACGTGGAAAATAAGTAATACTACTTTTCAGCTGTGTGCTGTAGTAAATGGAGTTTGATGAACAGCCTTAATAAATTTAAAATGATCTATGATCCCCTACGTAGATCAAACTTGAGTCGTAGCAATACGACTTAAATGTAAGGTGCTACGAAGCCAGACAGAAGGTAGTGATTAGAGTTAAATAAAGTACACGAGGTAATGCTCGGAGGAATCTAATTGCGAAATATGGATACCTTGACGGAACCCAGCAGCAGTAGTAAATGGAGTGAGATGAACAGCCTTATTAATTTAAAACGGCCTGGTAGTTCAGTTGGTTAGAACGCTAGCCTGTCACGCTAGAGGTCGTGGGTTCGAACCCCATCCAGGTCGCCAGCCCCTAGTATCGTTAGGAATAGAGATATATTTTGGGAGCAAATAAATGTAAGGCAAAACATTATTTGCAGGGTTATAGGAAACGATACTTCCTATTATTGATAATAAAATGGTTAGACTACAAAGCCCTTTGAGTAAAAGGAATCTGGTAGTCATATAACGGGGAAATTAAATATTTAATATTATCAACAAGAGCCAGTCACTTGCCTTATGACTGGGGATCCTCGGGGTATAGCGCAGTTGGTAGCGCGCTTGTTTTGGGAACAAGATGTCGGGAGTTCAAGTCTCTCTACTCCGACCAGTTGCACGTTGCGACCTCCTGTAAGTATTTTGCAAGTGAAAAATTTGGTAGTTATGCTTCTACCTAGGCAAAAAGCAAGAAGATTTAATGAAGTGGTAGGAATTAAATCTTCACATTTATTTTCTTATTTCTTTCGACCTTTCTTTGAGAATAGAAAATATTTGCAGTAGAGGCCTAGCCAGCCTCTACTTATAGTTTTATTTTTTTTTCATTCCTTCACAAACAAAATAGTAACTGGAGGGATGAAAATGGAACTTAAAGAAATGTGTAGAATTGTACATCCTTACACATGCCCTATATGCGGAAATGATATGTTATTTTTTACTAGAAATAGAAATAATTCTATTATAGATTATAAGGAATTATATAATTCTAATCAAGATACAAACGAATTAAAAGAATTTCTTGCTGAAAGAAATGTAGAATATTTAAAATGTGTTATTTGTAAAAATACATTTATTATTGATTGGACTAAAGGGTATGCAAGACCGTTAAGGCATAAAGAAACATTAAAACAATTTGGATATAAATTTAAAGAGTGAGGGTTTACCTCACTCTTATTATTTTTTATAATAAAATGTAAGATAATATAAAGCCGTATACATTTAAATAAAAAGATAATTTGGATGGGAGGAAATCTTATGAGATATAAAAGTATAGAATTGCATAATTATGCTGGTATATATAACGGTATGGGATTAACTCAAATAAAAATAGACTTCACAAAATGTATAACTAATAAGATCATTATTAAAGGAAAAAATGGTTCTGGTAAATCTACTTTACTGAATGCAATAAATCCAAATCCAGATAATAATGATTATTTTATTCCAAATTCAGAAGCTAGAAAAACAATAGTATTGACTGAAAATGGAATTGATTATGTGATTAGATATATACATCCTGTAAATAGTAATGGTATTAGAGGTACTACTAAAGGATACATATCAAAAACAATTGATGGTCAATTAGTAGAATTAAATCCTAATGGTAATATATCTTCTTGTAAAGATATTCTTTATGATGAATTTAATATGGATAGTAACTATTTATCATTAGCTAAGCTTACTACAGAAAATAGAGGATTGGTTGATTCTAGACCTGCGGAACGTAAGAAATTGGTCAATTCTATTATTCATAATCTTGAAACTTATAATAATATAAATAAGATATTAACTAAGAAAGCTTCTACTTATAAATCATTAATTAATTCATTAACTTATAAAATTGATTTTATAGGAAATGAAGTTCAGCTTAATGCTAAGCTTCAAAATATTGAAGGTAGAATAGCAACTCTTGAAGAAGAGAAGAATACTACAATAGAAGCAATTGCTGCAGTTAAATTAAAAATTTCTGAATATATTAAGATTCTTAGAGATAATAATTATGATGATATCGTTAGCGAGCTTAAAGATTTAAATGCTTCTATAAGAATTGTAAAATCTTCCATTAATTCTCAATTAACTTTCTATAAGATTATGGATATAAATACAATTAAACCATTTCTTGATAATATTGAGAAACAGATTGTATCTTTAGAAACAAAGAGGGAAGCATTAAAAACAAAGATTCCTGTATTATTAACTAGAAGAGAATCTGAGTTTAAAAGTCTTCAATCTAAAAAAGAGCAATTAAATGCTCTTCAATCAGATTATAATTATGAAGATATAAAACAAATTACAGAAGAAGCTAGAAGAATTATTGCTGAATATGATGAAATTTTTAAACAAATGAGATTAAGCAATATTAATATTATTACTAAGACAGAGTTTGATTCTGCTATGGAATCTCTTAAGTACTTAAAAGAATCTGCATATAATATATCTAGCTCATATTCTTTAGTTGATATATCTCAAGTAATTAATAATAGAAATGATGTTGTTGGTTATATAAGAGCTATTCCGTCATATAAAGAAAAATTAACTTCTCTTAGAAGTAAATGTGATGAGTTAAATAAACAGTATTCAAAATTTGTTTCTAAAAGAGAATTAGCATCAGAGTTAGTTAATAGACCAAAGAATTGTAAAATTGATAATTGTCCATATATAGAATCTGCAGTTAAAGCTAATCTAGAATATCCAGAAGCTGAAATGATTAGATTAGAAAATGAAATAAATGATATGAATAAAGAAATATTATTTATAGAGCATGAGATTGAGCAATTTAATAGGTATTCCGAAATATTATCATATATAACAAATATTGAAAGGGAGCTCAATTCTAAAATTGGATTTATTAAGAAACTTCCTATAAGAAAAGACTTTCAACAAACTTTTTTATATAGAGTATGTGAAATGGATAAATTTGAAGATATTGATGAATTATATAAATTTGTAGACTGTGGAAATATGATTGAAGAATATAAAGTTGCAAAAGAGCAATTGATGAAATATGAAGCAGAATATAAATTATATGAATCTAGAAATAATATTATAGAATCTATTTTAATTGATATTGAAGATTTATCTAAAAAATTAGATGAAGTTGCTAATGAGTTAGATAGTGATAATAATTCTATCAATGAGATAGAACAATCATTAGAAACATTAGAATCTACCAAACAAAAGGTATCAAATTTATATTCTAAAATTAATGATTCACTAATGCCATCAGAACAAAGACAGGAAGAATTAAATAAAATAAAATCAACACTTGACTCTAATACATCTGAATTAAATGAACTTGAAATACAACTTGGTAAATTAAATGCTAATAATAATACTATAATAAATGATATAAAATCACTTACAACTGAAAGAGATAATATTAGACACTCATTGGTAATGCTTGTTGATTATAGAAAAGAATTAGCAGAATATCAAGATAAGTTCGTTAAGATAGAAAAGATTAAATATTATTCATCTTCATCTACAGGAATTCAGACTTTATATATGCAATTATATATGAATAAAATATTATCTACTGCAAATGAGTTATTAGCCATGTTATTTGATGGTGAATTTGCATTACAACCATTTGTTATTAATGAGCAAGAATTTAGAATTCCATGTTTAGGTTCTGGATTAATGCATGATGATATAAGTTCTATGTCTACAGCTCAGAAATCAATGATAAGTATGATATTATCATATTCAATTTTATATCAATCTCAGAGTAGATATAATGTGATATCTCTTGATGAAATGGATGGTTCATTAGATGGTTCTAATAGATCTTATTTTATGACTTTATTAGATAATCTTATGAATATTCTTAGATGTGAACAATGTTTTATTATATCCCATAATAGCGAATTAATATCTGAACTTGCAGATATTATTATGCTTAAAGATGTACCTGGAGCTAACTATGGCGGTAATGTAATTTGGAGATATTAAAACAATATAGGCACCCGTAGGGACCAACCCTACGGGCGTCTATTTAAGGAGAGTGTAAAATGACAAAAATATTTCTTGTGTTGATTTTGTATTCTATATTCTATGATAATGTCTATTCATAGAATCTAGAATAAAGAAAGGAAACAAAACTATGAAACCACTACGTGATTTATAAATATGTTAATTAATATTCTGTTATACTGGTATCTCCACCATTAATACAGATGAGAGGATATGTTACTGATCTATTACCGTCTTTAGCAAATCCACCTCTCACATTAATATCAAGATCATATATATAAGAGCTATCTGGTTTTTCTACATTTGGAACTGGTTGGCGGGTAATTTTATCAACTACTTCAAACCAACGATTTCCAGTTGTAGAATCATACATTACAACAGTTTCAATTGCGCCTTTTGCTTCAAGTAACATTCTATTTTCTGCAGGATTTAATCCAGCTTCCCACATTTGCTGATCGCTACCAAGAGACATCATAGGAACAGATGGACCTGTTTGTCCTCCAGCCATAATATCTTGCATTGATGGACCAAGAATTCCAGGACCAGCGCCAATAGGTGTATTGATAAATGCATCATAAAGATTTGCAATTCTAGCGTTATCATCTTCTTCTGATGCAGAAACTTTAACTTGTTTAAGTCTATCAAGTTCAAGTTTATTGATACTATTAATTGTTGAATTCTTTTCTTTAATAGCTGAAAGTTTGGTACCTAAAATAGATGTAGCAGTTTGAGTCATTTCATTAACAATACTATATTTGTTACGAAGAGTTTTATTGCTACGAACCATATTCAATTCGGTAACTATTTCAGCACCAAGCATATTTAATTGAGCTATAGTTTCATCAAGCTGTTGATTGGTTTCAACATACGCACCAGCATATGGTATGTTTTCTTGAATATAGCTCATACTAGTAGCAGGTACAATTGTAGAGTTTGATTGCGATTTAACAATTTCTGTAGAATCACTTTTTTTGCTTTTTTTCTTTTTTGTTTCGTCTACTGTTTCAACAACTACAGCAACTTCTTGTTTGAGATCGTGATTTGAATATTCGTTAGAATCTTTAACAAATTTATTAATATTAAAAGACATAGTTAAAGAACCTCCTTTAAGATTTTACTTTTTTGTTTGTGAAATAAAAAAGCACAAAATATACTCGTGCCACCCCACAGCACGAGTACGGTATATATGCTAAAATTTTAAGAGGAAATTTATGATAAAAAGGAGTTTTCACTATGCCTTTTACGAGCAAAGTTACAAAAACGAAAAACTACACACAACACACAAATCTGGCAAGAAGATATATAAAAATGATTTGGTTTTATGGGGTGTTATGCCTAATCATTATAGTTATGTTAATTGCCAAAATACGTCGGTTTATACGATTAAACAAAGTCTAGTACAATGAAATAATGTAAATTAGGAGGTAAAATTATGGATAAATCATTTATTAAAGGTTATCCCATAGGTGCTAATATATCTCTATTAAATATAATATATCATAAACCTAAAAAAGATATTGAGACTGGAAAATATGGAAAAGATAGTATAGATATAATTTATAAAGATATGGATACTATGGAAAAGAAAGTCCAACATATTTCCGAACCAGAATATACTTATTGGATGACAAATGAAGGTGTACCTGTAGATTATAATAAATTATGTATTGAAGAAAAAGATGTTTATCAAGTTACTTGTAAATATAATGATTTGAAAAAAGATATAGCTGAGAGAACTGGTAATCTTGAGTTCTTTTATGATAATCTTCGTACAGGAAATGCTAGAGATAATGATAAGTTATTTCAGATACCTTCTATATTTGGTGCTGATATGCATATTGAAGATTTTTATAGATATAGATTTGATTTATTATATAAAAATGAACAGTTTAAACCCACTAAATTGTACTTCGATATCGAGGCTGATACTATTGATATGAGAGGAGATTTTCCTGAACCTGGAGAATGTCCTGTAAACGCCATAACATTAGTTGATGATATTAATAAAAAGGTATATACTTTACTTTTAGATAATTACAATAATCCATTAATTGATTTATTTAAAACGGAAAAAGATATACCTATAAAAATAAAGCAATTTGTTCAAGATACAGTTGGTGGTTGGAAACAAGAACATCGTTTAGGTCTTGATCCATTTGAATATAAAATCATGTTTTATGATGAAGAAATAAAATTATTAACTGATGCATTTAATGTAATCAATATAATTAAACCAGATTTTTCAATAGCATGGAACATGCCATTCGACTTACCGTATCTTATTCAAAGAATTATTAATCTTGGATATGATCCATGTGAAATTATTTGTCATAAAGATTTCAAGGTTAAAGAATGTTATTATTACGTTGATAAGAGGGCTGATAAGTTTGAAGAACGTGGAGATTATGCTCAAGTATCTTCATATTCTGTATATATAGATCAATTAGTTACATTTGCATCTCGTCGTAAAGGTCAAAGAGCAATAGCATCATTTAAACTTGATTATGTTGGTGGATTAATAGCAGGTGTTAAGAAACTTGATTATTCTAATATTACAACTAATATATCTAAACTTCCTTATCTAGATTATAGAACTTTTGTTTTCTATAATATTATGGATACAATTGTTCAGTTATGTATAGAAAATAAAGTTAATGATATAGACTTTGTATATTCTAAAGCTATGACTACAAATACAAGATATTCTAAAGTTCATAGACAGACAACTTATCTTGTTAATCGTGGTGTTAAAGATTTTAGAAATATGGGTTATATTCTTGGATGCAATACTAATAAGAGCAATGAAAAAGTTGGATTTGCAGGTGCATTTGTAGCCGATCCGACTTTAGTAAGTGAGAAACCTAGAGTTAAAATAGATGGTCGTCCGACAATGTTATGTGATAATCTGGATGACTTTGACTATAAGAGTCTGTATCCGTCTATAATTGATGAATCTAATATGAGCCCGATGACACAGCATGGTAAAGTATTCTTCCCTGAAGTTCTTGATCCTAAGGAGAATAGATTTAATAATCCATATTATGATAGAACAGTATGGTTTATGGAAGATTTCATATCTCATGATAGACTTAATTTTTGTCAAAGATATCTTAATCTTGCAGGCTATTTGGATATGTATTATGATATAATAAAATATTTTTCAACCATTAAAGCTCCAATGAGAGGATTATATTCAAGTGATACTATTAATGGTGGTAGAATTATGTGTACTATAGTTCCTAATAAAAATAAGAGAGAAATGTGTATAATTGTGGATAATTCTGTTGGTAGAGAAATGTGCTATAAGCAAGAAAGGATGAGTAAATTTGAATATAACAACCAGTGAATTAGTATATATTAATGAAGCTGCTAAAGCTTTAAAACAAAAAGATTTTGTTCTTATTGATAATGCTATAATTGGACTTGATAATATTCAATATATAGTAACTTATGTCTTGTTAGATAGCAATTTCATAAATAATTATTTTAATGGTATTATAATTAATCAGCGTTCATTATCTGCATTTATTAAAACTATATCTATAGAATCAGATTTTGAATTTGATTCTATAGATACAACTCTTAGAACAGTTGGTGGGGGAGAATTATTAATTGGTCTTGATCAAAGAATAATATCTTTTGCTTATAATAAATATAAATATGCCATATCAATTGATAATACAACTCAAATAGCCATTAATGAAGTTGAAATACCTGAAATTTTAAGTAAAATTCAAAGTATGAGCAAAGCAGATGGTGCTGCTAGTGTAATTTATGAAGGTTATTATATGACTTTATTCTCATCAATATTACCAACTACAAAAAGTGATAAATTATACTTACAAATATTTCAACCTGACTTGATTCATACATTTATTTCAAGATTTCGTATTAGTAAAAAGAAATTTAATATAATAACTTATATAAATTTTATAAAAGTACAATAAATACGGTTGTGGGTATATTACCCACAACCTAGGTATTTTAGCCAATGGCGAACATGAGAATAAATTATAAGAAAGGAGTGTGTTATTATGCCTTCACAACAAAATGAACAGAAACCTCGTACAGGTGTATTGCGTAGATTAGCTACCCTTGTTCAAGGTAATATGGATGATATGTACCGCACAACATATTTTGCAGACCCGCATAATAAAGATCAATTACAGGCTATAAAAACAGATATAACTACATCTATTAAAGATATAATGAATGTTAACTCTGATAATATTGGCGAGCCTAATATATCTAGATTATATGAACGACTTCTTTTAAGTTCTCAGGGAGATCCAGATACTGTAAAAGAGTTTGAACGTATATTTGGTGATAATGAATTTATTAATAATTTAACAAGTTCATATTTAGACAATAGATGGATTAAGGCTGTTGATACTGAAATTGATGAGGTATTAAGATATATGCCTAAACTTCAAGAAGCTCTAGATACAATTAGAGATAATATATTAGCATCAGATAGCTTTTCAAAAGATTTTCTTAATATAGAATCTAAATTGTCACCAACTAGAGAATCTGAGGAACAGTTTGCAAGAAATATTAACGATATGAAAAATCGTTATAATATGCTTAAGTTAACAAGTGAGATTTATGAAAAGACTTCTAAATATGGCGAAACTTTTGTATACTGCGTTCCGTATAGTAAAGCTATAAGAAAACTTATAGATAGAAAAAATTCCACTACAGATGATAGAAATATTAAAGTTAGAACAAATTTTGAATCTGGAGAAGTACTTATTGAAAGTGGTATATCTGAATTTGAACCTGTAAAGGTTTCATCTTCTAATGATTATAAGCTTAACGAAACAGAAGATAATTTTAATTTTGATATTAAAATAGAAAATGGAATAATTTCTTCTATTGTTGAAAATGAAAAGTCTGCTAGAGAACAAAGAAAAGTAGTAAGAGAGCAATCTCTTACAGAGCAATACTTAATGGAATTAGCTATTAATGGCAGTTCTGATGTTATTACAGAAGGAATTGATTCAATTGCTAATGATGGTAAACCATATGCATTTGACAATTCAATGAATCATGATCTTGAAATGGGGGCAAAAATTCCTGCACACCATAAATTTGATCGAGTGCTCGATGATGATTTACAGCTCCCTAACGAGGATGATACGACAGCTGACGGACTCTATACTTCCAATAAAGGAAATTCTAACATTAAAGACATGAATGGCTGTATAGTTAAAATTCTTAAGCGTGAAAGAGTAACTCCTATAATTCTTAATGATATTTGTTTAGGATATTACTATTTTGATTTTGATGATCAAGCAGCATTATTTGAAGAAAGACATACAACAACTGGAATGGTTAATACTATTACTGGTTTAAGAAGTAATGGTAGATCAGAAGCATTTGATTCTATACAAAGAAGAGAAGAACTATTAAGAAGCATTGCCAATAACTTGGCAGATAAAATTGATGCTAAGTTTATCAATGCCAATCAGGATCTTAAAAAAGAGATTTATTATATCCTTAAATATAATGATTCATTTAATGCCGCTGCTGGTTCTACTAATAATATTCGTGTTAGTTATATTCCACCTGAAGATATTCATCATATTTATTTTGACCTTGATGAAGATACTGGTAGAGGTATTAGTGATCTTAATCTTAGTTTAATTCCTGCTAAATTATGGGTTGCTATTTATATTACTAACTGTTTAGGTGTTATGACACGCGGTAACGATAAGCGTGTTTATTATGTAAAACAATCTGTTGAATCTAATATTTCTAAAACTTTATTAAAAACAATTAATGAAATTAAGAAATCCAATTTTGGTATCAGACAGATTGAAAATATTAATTCAGTTCTTAATATTACTGGTAGATTTAACGACTATATCATCCCCCGTGGCAATGATGGTCAGTCTCCGATTGATGTTGAAGTTATTCAGGGTCAGCAAATTGAAATTAAAACTGATTTGCTTAATCTTCTTGAAGAGTCTGCTATTAGCGTTACTGGTGTGCCAATGGAAATAATCCAAGCACGTTTATCTCCAGACTATGCAATGCAGCTTACTATGGCTAACTCTAAATTTTTAAGATTTACTTATAGCCGTCAAGGAGAGTTCCAAAAAGTAATAGCTCCGTTATATACTAAGATTTATGATATTGAATATGGTTGTAATGATCAGATAACTGTAACATTACCTCCTCCGTTATTTATGAATATGATTAACTCAGGTCAGCTTATTACTAATACTAGTGATTATTGTGAAAACGTTACTAATATTATAATGGCTGACGAGCCTAATGAAGTGATTAAAGCTAAGTTTGCAAAAGAACTTAAAATCTATCACTTAGGATCATACTTAAATATGGATGTTATCAAACAAATTATAAATAAAGCAAAACAAGGTGCCACTGAAGATACAATATCTAATCCTGAGAATCTAGCTTAAAGAAAATATATCCCCATGGGATTGCTCCCATGGGGAATAATTTATATAATTTTAGTAAATTACTCAGTAATAGCTTCAACACCAGTGTATGTTGCAACATCATACTCTGTGCCAGTTACTTCGATACCAAGATCTTTAGCTCTGCCAGTACCAGCGTATCTATCAAGAGTCTTGCCAATTTCATTAATACCGGTGTAATTGTATTCATCGCTATTAACGATAATCTGACGAGCTCCAGCTTCAGCGCTAAGAAGATAATCTAACATAGCCTGAGCAGCTTTATCAATCTTAGTAGACTGTACAGGATATCCACTAAACTTAACGTTAACATCTCTCTTACCGATATCACCCTTGGTGTAGTTATACATATCAAGGTCAGCAGAGTTTAACTGACAACCTAAGAGAAGGTATGCAGCTTCAACTTTACGCATTGTGTTATCTGTATTGATAAAGAGGAATGTAAATACTTCGTTTTCGAAACCAGGCTCCATCTCACCAGAGTGAATTAAACCATGGTAAGTTTTAACCTGAGTACGAGGATCCTTAATACCAGTAAGATATAATTTAGCAAACTTTGTAAGAGGACTACCAGATTTCTCTTCATAACCAAGAGTAAACTCTGCAGCATTCATACCATTAATTCTAGAAATTACGTTAATGCTATTTAACTCATCGCCAAGAGTAATAGTATCTGCAGAAAGGTTATCAAGACCATCAAAGCTCTTGAATTCATATTCGATAATATGAGCCCAGTTATTAACTAACTTATTATAGTTTGCATCCTTAGATGCCAATTTCTCCATGAATTTAGGAATCTGACAAATAATGAATGCAGCATAACCAGTTTCATAAGGATTAAACTGAACGAGAGAGCCAAAGTCCGGAACACCTCTCATAAGACGATAAGTAGTCACATCTTTAAAATCTTTAGTATTTTCAAATAATGAACTTACTTTCTTATTCTGATCCATAACATTCGCATTTGCAGGGTTTGTTACTGTCCAATCTCTTTTAATAGCCATATTCGTTCACCTCCTTAAGAAATAGCAATAATCTTAAAGTACTCTTCCTGAATGAAGTTCTTGAACTGTACTTTAAGTACTGCATAGAATATATTATTCTGCTCATATCTCTCGTCAGCCATATATTCGCAAGAAATGCTCTTAAACGAAGAACTATATTCTCTAACAATTGCCTGAACGTCAGAAATATATGTCTCTAAATCGTCACCATCAAGGAATGTATAACGAGTCTGAGGGCATTTAGTACGGATAGTTTTAATAACATCCTGAACGAGCATGATATTATGCAAGTAAGATAACTGTGAGTATGTTGTATCATTTACATACATGGTCTCCATTACAGGAACACCATCATATAAACTAAGATAGTTTACATTCATTTCTACAAGCTCTTGTTTCTCATCAAGACCAGGAATTGATACGGGGAAGAAGTTTACAGAATTTTCAATAATACCATCGAATACGATGTTATTAGCAATGCCTGCAAACGGACGACCTACACCCTTAGCAATATGATTTGTCATTTTATCAATGAGAAGATAGGGCATTGTTACAGTGATTTCTTTCTTTGAGAAAGGATCAATAATATTGAAATAGTTGTGGTAAAGAACTGAGTTATTGCTGGGTTTAATACCAGAAGTCTCATCTCCTTCTCTATATCCAGTAACAATTTCTTTAATACCATAAAGTGAATTTGCTTCTTTACCCAAGTCAGTTAAGAATACCATATCGCCTCTAAAATCAATGAGATCGATAATAGCGTTTTTAACTTTATTAGACCATGCGCAGTCAAAGGTACAATCAATTTTATATGCATCTAAATCATATATAATTGTATCAAATTTTGAATTTTCACGATCTGCGGGTGGTGTGATAGCTTCAAGCATAAGTTTTTCAATTTCATCAGTGTTGTTCATAGGAACACTACCCATTGCACCATATGAACCATTCTTTAATTGAATACCTGTAATAGCTGATAAATCACATAAAACATCTATGATATCTTCGGGTCTATTGCTTTCCCATACACTATGTTCTTCTCCAGCTGTTGCAATACCAGAAATAAGATTGCCCTTAAGATCACAACCATTAATAAAATCAAGATTGATTAAACCTGCAACAGGGATGCTTTCGCCATTAGCGTCTACAGCTGTTTCAGCAAGTTTTGAAACTAAAGCGTATACTCCCTCATCATATAATTTAACACGAACCTGATTAGAATTAGCTCTAATTTTAGGATTAAAGCCTTGAGCTGCACCATTTGTAATGATGTCGGGATTCATTGAAACGATGATGTTTTCAAGTGTTTCATTATTTTCAATTACTTCAAATGAATATTTAGCATAATTTGCATTGCCTCTATTTCTAGATACAGAATATTCTGGAGCAATACGAATGCTAGCTGCACTTACACCACGACCCATTGCGGTAATAGTAAGTAACGGAATGTCATTAACATCTTTCTTACCCTTTACACCATCTTCACAAGCTTTTTCAAAATCTGTACAACCTGCAACAGAAGTTGTATAGAAATAAACATTTGATGTATCGCCTTTATTAGTTGCAGTACCGTCGCCAATTTCAAGTTTGCTAGTTTTTACTACTCTGGCCATAACAGTAACATTAGCAAGAGCTGCATCGTCACTAACTAAACGTTTACCTAAAACATAGGCTCCGCTTCTAAGTGCCTGAGCTACAGTAAGCTGTGCCTGACCATGCTTAGCAAAACTCATACCACCTTTGGTTTTTGTAAATCCATCAAATCCAGTTAATAATTCCCAACCTTCAGAACCTTTATCACTTGTATAAAGCTGCATATACAAAGCAATATTATTACCTGAAGCTGTGGTATCTATAGTCTGAGTTTGTAACTGATTAACAATCTCAAAACGAGATTTAGGATAACCCTTCATATTGGTATTACCTCCTTATAGTTGTTTTTAATTTATTTATAAATAAACTAAAGCGTTAGCTTTACTGATATGTTTATAAAAGCCGCTATACCATGACTATCTTCTCTAATGGAGAATCCTTATGAGTCTTAGATGTCATAGCAGCTGCAATAGCTTCATCTGCGTTATCAGAGGTTACCGCAGTAAACGCAGAAGTGTACTTTGGAACCTTATCTATAGAAATTGCTTTGTATGCTAGCATATCATTTGTATCAGCAATACGAAATGGCTTACTAAGATCACTTTCACTACGGTATATTTCAGATATAACCATACCTATAATTTGAGCTGATACTTTATAATCAAATTTACATAATTCTGCATTTTTAAGTATGTAATCTTGTATTTGATTATAAGGAATATTCTCTGGTAAATTACCACGTTTGAATATATTAATAAACTTTTCCAATACTGCAAAATCTACAGGTATTTGTGTGGAACAAATTAATTCATCGCCATTTTTAAAATGAAGTAATCTGTATGCTTTAGGTTCTTTTGTACCTTCTAAAGTATAATTAGCTTCTTTAGTTATAGAATTTGGAATACATTCTATCATTGTAGGGCAATTAAATGGTTTTAATAATAGTCTTTTACCATTTTTATCAAATACAGCATATGTAAATATACCTATTGTGCCAATTCGTTCACCTACAGCTTCAGCCGCTTTAATTTCAAAATACTTCTCAGGAACATAGTAAATTAACTCGCCATCTCCGCTAAATATAACTTTATCTTTAACAGTTTTAAAAAAATCCATGGCATAGCACCTCCTCTTATATTTATTTTAAAGTCCGAAATTTTAACCCATAGGGAGTGATCCCTATGGGTTATATTTATCCTATAATTTCAACATCAAAACCATCATCGCCATCATCATAATTGTCTTCAGGATCTGATGGTTTAATTTCTTCAGTTCCAACACCGCAATTATCATCACAGAATACTAATTCGCCTTTTTCTATAGCATCTAATAATGATTGAAGTCTTTCTCTCATTGATTTAACTTCTGGAGTTTCCGGCTCTTCACCTTCAGCAAGAACTTGTATAGATCTTATAGTAGATATATAAATCTTTCTTTTATCAGAATGCCCTTCAGTAGAACAATCCATTCCTATATAAGCTGTAGATACAGCTGCTGCATTAGTAGTATTAATATATCTAGTGCATTCGTCTGGAACGCTATCGCTAATCAATTCAAGATATCCTACAGATGTTACAAGGCCATGTTCAGTTATATATGTAACAGCGTAACGACCACCTGTTTTCATCTCAATAGTTTTATCCTGTTCTGTTGAAGTTCCATATAAAGTAATTTTAAGAGTCTTCACTACAGAAGTTTCTATATTAACTAAATTTGTTAATAAAGGATCTCTTATGATGCCATCTGATGAGAATGGACAATCTTTACAATCAGCACATTTATTAGCACCGTCTTTATTAGAATCTGTATATGGTGCATCTACTTTAGTACCATTATCCTCATATGCCAAACAGCATCCAGCTGCACCTGCATTAGGGCATTGAATTGGTCTATTAACCATATCAGGATATGGCGGCATAGGCCTTTTAGCAGGTGCCATATAATGATGGCGAATTTTATTGTATCTATACATTTCTGGTTGAATAAATGTATTACCAAACATGTAATGACCATTTATAATATGACTATACATATACTAAGTTACCTCCCTAGATTTCTTCAATAACCTTGGAGATATTCCTAAAGATAATTTCACCTTTCTCGTCTATTGCTGTAAACTTATATCTGTAAATACTAGAAACTATTCTATAATTATATGCAGTACCAGCAAGATCATTAGGATTAGCAGAAGTTCTGCATATTGCTAATATAAACTTTTTAATAGTATTACCACTATATTTACCATCAAAAGCAGCTTTAATTATAGGAAGAAGTTCACTAACATCGGGAATTGTAACTCCAAAAGTATTGTTATTTACTCTTGTGTTGAATTGTCTAACGTAATTACTGTACTCTTTATCTGCTAGTTTTTTAAGAGCATTTGCTGGCATCATTTTAATCCATTCAAGCTGTTTGTCAAATGTTAAAGCATTATCAAATGCATTTTTAATCGATTCCAATTTTTCAGCTTGTTCTGGATCTTCTGCTCTGATTTCTTCTATTTTGCTAAATGTTTCATCCATTGCATCTGAAATCATTTTATCATATTCTGAATTCATTTCACATATGGCAGTGTTTAATTCTGCGGAAAATTCATCTATAGTGGCTGACATTTTAGCATCATTAATAAAGCTATCTATAAGTATTTTAGCTGCTTCATTTCTCATTGCTACTTTTTGATTTTTAGGTACATTTTCACTTGCTACCATATTATCAACAAGTTTCTTAAAAGATTCAGGTAATTTAGAATATAAATTAGTTTGTTTACCGGCTTTATAATCATTGATAAGATTTAGCATTTGCATCATAGATTCATTATCTAAATCATATCCACTAAGAGCATCTTTTACATCTTCTTCATTTTCTTTAATGTCTTCAACTTCAGATATAGTAACTCCAGATATAAATTCTTCAGTTATTTCAGTATTATCCTCTGATGTATAAACAGTTTCCTCTGTTTCTTTTTTAGCAGCTGCTAAATTATCCATACTTTCTTTATCTACATCAGATAATTCAGTATAAATATGGTGAACCTGTTCATCTGTAAGAGTTGTATTTACTTCTTCATTTTTAATTTCTTCGTTCATAAAATTATTCTCCTTAAAATAATTTATTTATTTTCTTCTATTGTATCTGATGTTATAAGCTCATCAATATGTGATGCACTAATATCTCCAACAAGACGTTGTAATGCAAGTCTTATATTTATAATAATAATTGGTGCCATTTCTATATTATTTACAACGCTACAATAATAATCTTTAAAGAAATTACCATTGTCAGCAAATGCATTATCAAGAAATTGCACTATATTAAAATCTACATATGTGCTTTGGAAAATATTATTAAGCTGAATATCAAATGTGCTAATATAGTTTATAATTCTAGGAATGTTTGCACTAATTGCAATATATTTAGGATCAACATAAACTCTTTTTCCGTATGCTGAAGAACTATCTTTATTCTTTTTTAAGTCCTCTTGTGTTAAAATATTATATAGAGTATCTTTATTATTTATAATAAATGCTGTAAAGAAATTAACCATAATATTATTTCTATTACAAACTAAGAAATCATACAAATAATATGCTGCTGTGTATAAATCAATTGTATCATCTGCACTATTAAAAGATAAATTAAATTTTTTACATAAAAGATTAATAATATCTCTATATACTTCTTCTCGCACTGATCTGATATTTAAACTATCTCCAGGATATTCTTCTTCCATAAGTTTAAAATTATTTTCATAAGCACTAACAAAATTAGGTTCGATAAGTGATGAAGTATAATCTATATGATCTAACTTATCTTCAAGAGCATGCATTGTATATTCAGAGCCAAAATGAGCTAAAATTTCACTAATATTATACTCATTATTAATACGATATGGCTCAACACTTCCCATATTCATATAAAGGGTACCTCCTTAAATTTATATTTTATATACTTGTACTTTTTTATATAAAATTCAAAAAATAATAGAGGAGGAATTATCCTCCTCTAATAAAGTATTTTAATTAGAAATTAAAGTGATCCTGGTATCTATATTCTCCATCTTCTAAAGCTCCAAGATTATCATCAGATGCTACAGAAACACTTACTCTTTCCGTCATATCAAATATAGCATTTCCATCAGCATAGAATCCTAATAATACAGAATCAGGTACAGTGAATCCATTGGCATCATTAAAATAATTACTTAATGGAACACTATCTGGAATATTATAAGTCTGTCTATATGCTTTTTCACCCAAAGGTGTAGTAACAAGAGCTTCGAATTTAGCTTTTTCTTCAGCTCTACGTTGCTCTATAAAGTCTTGCATTCTAGTACCGCCTGCAGCAATTGCAGATTGTAGATCTTTTTCTATTTCTTCATGTAATTCATCTTGTTGATTGAAGTGTTCTACAATTTCTACAGTGTCATCATTATAGTAATCAATCTGCTCATCTATCTCATCATCAGTTTTAATAGATGTCTTTTTCATACCAAAACGTTCGGCCATATTAACGCCTTCATACCACATATAAAGAGCCATTAACATTGAGAATACCTGGTCATCGTGCGTGCTAGCAGAGTGTTCTATCTTACCATTACGCTTAATCTCCATACCTAATAATTCATTATAGATAATTGGAGATATGATTTTATCTTTATGATTTTCTACACGTTCAAGTAATATATCAATAAGAAGTTGTCTGATTGCTTTGGTAGATGTAAGTCCATATACTTTTGTACGAACCTTTTGCTTATATGAATGAACACCATCTTGTCGTTCTTCAACAACAATATCTTTTATTTCATAATAAAGATTTCTCTTAAGACCCATCTTCATAAGCTTAGCTATAACAGTAGCACCGAAACCACCGTTTCGTTCTACATTGACGATAGCATTAGGCATCCAATTCTTAACAATAAACTCAATACATCTTGCCAAATCAAGAGTACTAATATAATTACAGTTCATACAACCAAGTACTTTGGTTGACAATGAGTCTACTACAGTAATGGTTGAGCTATCTTGTTTATAACCGCCAGATACGTCGACACCTATCAATGCAGGGTAAGTTCTAGTATCTGCTTGGAGATAAGTTTCAAAGCGATATTTACCAAGTAAGTAAACTTCGCTAATTGGCTGTCGTAAAAGACCGCTGATTGTGTCAAGATCTTCTTCTTTAAATGGTGAGTTTTCAACACCAGTAGCCCATTCAAGCAAGATTTCTCTTCGAATATCCGGCCATGAGTTTTTAAGAAGTTTACATACATCATTAAACCATTCTTCAGTACAGCCTAATTGCTGATATGTGTATTTAATATATATAAAGTCTGATTTGGTATTTGCATTAATAATACTAATTAATTCATTATAAGTCTTATCATACCAAGATTCACTAAATTTAGTAGCCATCTCTTTAGTATGGTAAGCTTCCTGACCTTCAGGAGTTGTCATAAAGCCAGGTGTTGTTGTTATAACAATACCATGCGGAGCACCATTTTGTTTTGCTATCATAGAAGCTGTCTTAAATGCAGGAGCTGCATTCATGTAGATTACATCATTATATGGTAAGAAGCCATACTCGTCATACCACATGAGTGTAAGTGTCTTACCTCTAAGTAACGATGCCGCTTTAGCTTTATTAGTAGCTGAAGCATATGCTTTAATAGCATTATTATTAAATGGGTTTACTATTTCATTAGTATTATTCTTACCCTTATCTACTTTACCATCTGGTAACATTCTTTCTTTCATAATTAAGTATGGAGGTAAAGTATCTCTAATATCTTTAAGAGTCTGTAAGTTATCCTTAGCACCGTCCATGTTCTTATGTAAGAAAGCCATCTTAGAGTTTGTAGTGCCAAAATTATAAATATATAATAATCTAATCGCAACAGATACAGTCTTACCTTGCTGACGAGGAATTTCCTCAAACACATTAAGGTTTAAACACATACAAAAGTTTAATGCAAGATTGGCTCTAGTTAATTTATACATTCTTGGTTTACCAGATGAAGGAACTCTTACTACTTCTCTGATGAAATACCAATAATTACATAAGCATTCTCGCAATACTTTTTGTTTATAATATGAATTTAAATTAGGATCATGAGGATCTATTCCATCAAGATCTGGATCAATAAGTGTTAACATGAACTCATTATTCTTAATTCCAATAGATTTAAGATAATGATGCATATCTAAAAAACTTTTATTTTTAGTAGTTTTTTGAGCATATATAGTTCTTATTTGTTGAGGTCTTTTTCTAGGCATAGCCTGAGGGGGCGGTTGACCTGGATTTACCACAGCTCTACCTGGCATTATATTACCGTAGGCTGGACCTGCACCCATCATATTAGGTGGCTGATTATAAGCCATTTTATTTTACCTCCTTTTGTTAGATTTTATTGTAATGTTTCGCCAACCTAAGCAAAATGGAGGAAATTAAATAAAAAGAAAAATATTACAAATATAAAATAAACTTTACTTTATAATAAAATCTATTGAAAGGAGACTATCAAAAATGGAACAAAAAAATTTACAATTGAAACTCTTGGATAACCCTAAATACTCATCAGGATGGATTGAAAATGCGACACATCTAATAGTTAATTGTGCAATACCTGAAGAAGTACTTAGCAATTTTGATACTGAGCAGTTGCAACTTTTAGTATCAGTATTTACATCTGCTAAAGAAAATCAAGAAATTTGGACAACTGGTTTTCTTAATACTGATCTTAATGCAACTCAGATGCAGATTCTTCTTACAGGTTATTCCCATGGTTTAACCACAGAACAGTTGCATCCGTATTTTAATCCTGAAATTCCTTATGTGATTTCCAACTGGGCTGTTACTGCATTGGCTGAAGGTTTTGATTTAACCAAGTATGTAAATGCTGGTTATAATAAAGATCAGCTTTATGAAATCTATGCCGGATTAAAGGACGGAGTTGATATTTCTGTCTATGATAATATCAATATTCCTGCTGAAAAGATGGCAATTGCTCATCATGCTATGGTTTTAGGCCTAAAAGTTCAATTTGATGAGAATAAAATACTGACAATATAATAAAGGTAAAAGTAAAAAGTTTTATACACTGTATAAGAAGGTTCTTTGTCTTTTATAATAAATTATAAAATGATTTTATAATTAAGATGAAATTGCCAGTAGGGTTATCCTACTGGCAAACCTTTTGCAAAAATAAAATACTTTATTGGAATTAGATGGGCTGTAATTACAGCCCATCCATAATTATGCATTAGTATCTTCTGCTCGTTTTGCTGGTCTTGGAGCATAAGGGTTTTCTGGTGCAGGTGGTTTAATAGTTTTATGCAATTCATACTTAAGATCTGATGACATTTTTTGATAGCGATGTAGTAATTTTAAATCGCTATATGTAAATTCATTTTTAAATTCTCTAATAAAATTTGCTCTTAGTTTATATCTTGGAATTATAAAAGCCCAACCAACTTTACTATGAAATTCTTTAATAAATTTACTAGATAGATTAAAACCACTATAACTACCTAATATAAAAATATATTTCCAATTAAATGGCATGTCTTGAAATTTTCTAATAAAGTCTTCATGCTTACTTGGCATACACTTTTTAATTTCATCCCATTCTGTAAGTGTATAATAAAATATATCATCCCATTTTATATTATTCTTAATATTTTCAATAATATTTTTAGGTAAATTTTTATATACTTCTGTAATAATATCATGCCATTTAATTTCATCTTTAAATTCCATAAGAAAATCTTCAGATAAATCCTGGGTATTTATTATGGTCGTCCAAGATACTTTATCTTTAAATTTCCTAATAAAATCTTCAGATAATTTATGGGTTGAAAAGTAATTATCCCAATTAATTTTAGCATCATCAAGATCAGTAATCAGTTCTTCAGATAAATTTTTATTTAATGATATTTTATAGCTATAATTAGAATCATTAATATATTTTTTAATAAAATCTTGTGATAGTTTTTGATGCTGTAGTATTGATTTAATTAAGTCCAGACCTTTAGAAGTATTTTTTATAATAGCATTTAATAAATCTTCAGGTAAATAATAATTTGTCACCATATAATTCCAATTAATAATTTCATATGATGTGTCATCAATTAAGCTTTGTAATTTTTCTATATTTATTTCTTTCATTTATAAAACCTCAATCAACCCAAATCAAATTTGTCTTCAAATTCATCAAGTAATTCATAAGATAATTTATCAACTGGCATAGCATCCCAATCTATTTTATCCTGAAATTCACGTATGAAATCTTCAGATATATCCTGACACATTGTTATGCCGGTCCAATTAACTTTATCTTGAAATTCACGAATAAAATCTTCTGATAGTTCTTGTAAATAAGATATATTGATCCAATCCACACAGTCGAATTCATCTTTAAATTCACGTAAGAAATCCTCTGATAACTCGGCGCAGATACAAAATAATTCTATTTCTAGTTTATCTTTAAATTCTCTAGCAAAATCTTCTGTCACTTTTAAATATTCTGCCTGTGAATATATTACATCTTCATCACCTTGTTGTAAATTATCTTTAATAAATTTTTCGGATTTTTCAAAATCCCATCTGTCAGTATCATTTGCTATTAGCATTTTATCATTTCTCCTTTAATATATTTTCCCATGTGTTATAGCGGTTTGAATTTAATATGTATTTAATAGATTCTAAATCTTCATCACGTTCGGCAATTAATCCATATGCGGAATTATAACATGAACATCCATTATTACGATAAACTAAAGATTCCTCATCCCAAGATTTTTGACGTTTAAGTTTTTCGTATTTTGTTTTGTATCTTTTATAAACACCACTACAGGATTTATATGCATCTTGATATTTTTGAATGTTTTCCCAATACACAAAACTTTTAAATTTAATAATAAAATCTTTAGATAATACCTGATATTGAGATATTTTTTTCCAATCGACTTTATATTTAAATTTAGTTATAAATTCTTCAGATAACTTCTGATGCTCCGATATACAACACCAATCTATTTTATTTTGAAATTCTTTAATGAAATCTTCAGATAATTTTTGGTATTCCGATATTAAATGCCAATTAACCTTATCTTGAAATTCTCTAATAAAATCTTCAGTAAGAGTATAGCATCCAGATATATCATCCCAATCGACATAATTTCTAAATTCTCTGATAAAACTATCATACAATTCAAATTCAGAAGTCATATATTCCCAGTCGACATAATCTTTAAATTCTCTAATAAAATCTAAAGATACATCTACATTGCATAATACGCTGGTCCAATCAAGATAATCTTTAAATTCTCTAAGTAAATCTATTGATAGATCACAATTTTCGCATACCAAATCCCAATTAATTTTATCTTTAAATTCTCTAATAAGATCTATAGACATATTTTTATATATATAATGCAAATTCCAATTAATTTTATCTTGGTATTGTATTATATCATTTTTAGATATATCTCCAATCATATTAATATAATCAAAATAATATTCTTCTTTATATTTTTTAACTAATACTTTTGATACATTTTGATACTTTAGTATATAATCCCAATTGACTTTGTCATGAAATTTTTCAATAAAATTATCTGATAATTTTTGATATCTTGATACAAAATACCAGTTATCAATTTTATCTTCAAATTCTTCTATAAATTTCTCTGATAAATCTTGGAATTGAAATATTGTATCCCAGCAAACTTTATCTTGAAATTCTCTAATAAAATCTTCAGATAATTTTTGATATCTTGATACAAAATACCAGTTATCAATGTGGTCTTTCATTTCTCGTATGAAATCTTCAGATAACTTTTGATATGTTAAAATGCACTGCCAGTCTATACTATTTTTAAATGTTCTAATTACATATTCGGATAATGTAAACTTCATAGTTAATCTATTAAAAGTATCAATATTTAATCCATATAAGTAATTAATATGCTCTTCATCTATTAAAAAATCATCGAATATATTTAATATTCTATTCCAATACACTGTGTTAGCTATATCTCTGGCGTATTTTTCAGCCTCTTTTTTAGCATTGCGTTTATTCTCGGCGTTTTTAAAGTTCATAATATTTATTCTCCTATAAATTTTATTAATAGCAATATCGACCTCATTTACTATCACTATTATAATATATAATTAAAAAAAATAAAAATACCATAGGGATTTCTCCCTATGGTATTAATTTAATTATTTATTTTTATTTGGATTTAATATATTATCGCAATTAGTATTAGTTAATGCTAATCCGGCAATAACTATACCATTAGCAATACCATTTCTTAAAAATACTTCATCTCGTTCAGACATAGCGTTTCCATTTAACTGAAATCCGTTTCTATATTTTTCTATAATCTCTTCTACCCTTGCTTCAATAATTTCTTCAATACTCATTTTAATATTCTCCTTTTAATAATTTTCTTTTATAGGATATTTCAATTCATCAATTTCATATCCTTTATTTCTAAATACATTTATAATTGGAATTCTTTCGCTACATATATTATCACATGATTCATGCACAATGAACACGACAATAGGCTCTTCATAAAAGTTTAATACATTTTTAACTTTATTACACATTTCTTCTAAGTTATTCATAAATATATTAAAATCTATACTATTTAATTGATTCGTATATGCTTTAAGAAAATCACAATTATTAGGATCAACTATTCCGGTTTTACAAAAACACATTCCAGGACCACGACATAAATCTTTGCATGTTTCTCCTGGCATTAGCATGGCGGATCTTACGCCATTAATAACTCCATTTTTATCTTTAAAAATATATTTTTGATCTTTATTTGCATGATACCATTTAGGATCCCATACTGCAGTGGATATAGGTATCATATAAGGTTTAAAAAATCTAATTTGATAAAAATAACTTACTGCTAATTTCATTATAATTTCTCCTTAATAAATTTATAGAGAGGGATTTCTCCCTCTCTATTTTATAATTGAATTATATTAGATACGTTAACCGAATCATTATTCAATCTCTTAAGCCCAATACTATCAAGAGGGAAGTTCTTAAGCTGATCGTTAATAATTGTAGTAAAGTCAACGAAACTCAACACCCAATCTGGAACAGCGACATCAGGTGGTAATCCTATAACTGTAACTTTAGCTCCAAGTATTGGATGATTTAGAAGTCTAACTAATTTAGCATGTTCTTCTGGATAAGTATCTTTGATTTTATCTACATTCTTTTTATTAACGTCAATCTTAATTTTAGTAATCTTATTACGTTCTTCAAGATTAATAGCAGGCATATCTTCATTGCGCATCTCATTATAAATAGTAGCTGCAAGAATACCATTTACAGACAATGGATCTTTATTATAACTATTTATAGCTGCTATATTATCAGGTTTATAATACTTGGTTTCTTTATTCATAATACTATTATAAATTTCTTTTTCAAATATTATAAGCTTTTTCATTACATTAACTTGATCAACCTTATCTGCAGTTAACACATCTTCATATAAAATTTGCTGTAATCTTTTTCTAACGTCGTCTGATAATGTAGTTTTATTCATAGGTAAACCCATTATTGCTAACTGGCTTTTAATACCTTTAGGAATAATATTACCCTCTTGAAGATTCTGTATATCTGCATAATTTCGACGACTCTCAGTAAGCATAACACGTTGGAATAAGAATTCATTTTTCATAATCATGCGACATTTAGTACCTTCGACATAACTACCAGAGAGTTTTGTATATTCTGCAAGATAATCCACAACAAGATCACTACATATATAAGCAATAATATTTATAATAGCATATCTAAGATTATCTTGAGGGACTAATACGCATGGTTCAACAAGTCGATCTAATTCAATAACCTCATCAGTATAGAAATTATAATCATATCTTGGTTCTACATAAGTGACCATTTCTCTTAATGGCTTATCTCCCCATTCATCTGCTTTGATTACTTCTACCATATCACGTTTCTGATGCTTTACAGGCATATCTATATTATAAACTTTATCAAGAATAAATCTATACCATGCATCAAATGATATAATGGTTGAGTCAGTATCACTTATAGCAACTATATCTCTCTGCATATATTCCAATCTATCTAATTTATCAATATAGAAATGTGGGTAATATACATATTCTTTAACCATTGATACTAAAGTATCAAGATCTTCTTTAATATTCTTTGGTGGTTTATTGGGATCCATAAATGGGTCATCAATTTCACAAAGTATTTTAATAATAAGATCAGTTACTATTGGTAAATCTACAAAAGTATATAAATTATTTTTATAATAAATACGATTTATATCTTCTTGAGATAATCCTCTTAAGTATTCCCATACTCTTGCCATTTCATCTTCAGATGGAACCCATATCATCATATCAACAGTATTCATTACTTTAAAGAAACATTCTTCAAGAGTTATATTTCTATCTAAAATATAACTATCAATAAGTTTTCTATTAGGTTTTTCATGTTCCACATTATTAATGAAAGTTATTATTTCATTAAGGTTATTAAATTTAATATTGTTAGCTAATAGTGATTCAAATAACATAATAGAACAACTGATATATGAACGTCCTTGCCTGGTAATTGCTTCAGCTACATAGATATTGTAATACAACGACGTAGGGGCACCCAATACACCATAGGTTGCATTCGCATTAAGTTTTTCAAGTAACTGAAAGAGATTATATCGTTCAAACATTTCAGTTCCTTTAGGATGCTTAAACATTTCCTTCTTATAAATTCCACGTTGTTCGATAAAACCCATAATCATTTTTGCAAGTGGATTATCTGCTTCTTTGTGCTTCTTAAATAAAACACCGCTTGATGTCATTATAGGTTCTAGTTTTTGGATATAGTTTATTATATCTAAAACTGTGCCATTGATTTTATTTTTTGTGTAATTATTTTCCAAATAAGCTGGTTTGTTTTCAAGACGATTTGTAATAGAATATTGAATTGCTTCTCTTAATTCACATTCGTTTAATAATGGAAAAGAACGTTTTAATCCATCTACCATTACTTGTTCGTATTCTTGAATAGCTTTAAGGCTCATAGCCTTCATAAAATCTTGCGACATTTTTTATTTCTCCTTTCAATATATTACAAATATATAATATATTTTTATTTGGAAGTTTAACCATATTTAAAATCATAAACATATTAATAAATCTTAAGTGCATTTATAAATATACTTAATTTTTTAGATCTAAACAAAATAAACTATTTAGGAGGTATATACCATGTTATTTGGAAAAGTTTTAGAAAGCGATGCTAATACAATTAACGATATTGATATAGCTGCTAATATTGCAGATCCTGAAACCGAAGAGGGTATGGATGCTATTGCTGCTGAAGTTGATGCAAATATGCAAGCTGCAGCTCTTGAAAGCGTTACATATTTCGATGGCGGTGAGAATGCTCAGAAATCATTTGTAGAATCTGCAGAAGTTCAGGCTCTTGTTGAGGCTAGAAAGATGAGTAAAAAGACTTTTGTTCGTCTTAACAAAAATGATGACTTTACTCGTCGTGCTCACTTAGCAAGCTTAATCCTTGCTCGTAATGCAAAAGATCCTCTCTTTAATAAACTTGCTCTTAACAGAGTTAGAGAACGCGATCTTCGTAGCCGCATTTTCAAGAAATATGAAACCAAAGCAAAAATGGTTGCAAAGAAATCTCAGGTTCAGCATATTAAGAATATGAAGAAAATGCCTGCACTTCCCAAGATTACTTTCTAATTTAATATTTCACTCTCTGTATAAATAGATAGCCGTATGGGGAAACCCATACGGTTTATTTATTTTATAATTTTATTCTTAAAAGTACTTTTTATTAATATGGATATAAATCTTTTTTAAATGTATATTATATCTATAATAATATAAGGAGGAATAAATATATGTCACAAACAACAACCACACAAATTCCAGAAACTTATCTGGTGAATTTTAAAAATTATTATATCTATGCAGATATGATAAAAAATCGTGAAACATGTATTTCAATCTATGTTCCTAAGGATATAACAGCAGAGAACATTGCAGACCATATTGATGGTATAGGAGCCATCTTAAAAGATGGTATTGATGAGGATTATATACATAATCTAATGATTGAAATTGCATGGGAGAATAACATATCTTGCAAATTATTTATTGTGGATTATTGGTTTAGTTTATTCATGTGGAGTATGGTGCTTAAAAACAATAATCAAATAAGACCTAAGCATATATTCTGGTCACCAGAGCTCAAAAGAAAAAATATTAAGAACTTTGTCGATGAATATGTGTTAACAAAAGAAAATAAGATTAAATATGGTAATGTATTTCTGAATAATAATATTTGCGATGGATTATGGAACTATAGTAATATAGAACATTTTTCTTATTATTTAGCAAATACAATTAATAATGAAGATGATATAGCACTCATGAAGGCAGTTCCTGCATATAGAGATCTGCTTCATGTATCTTTAGCCGATGTGCCATTTGACCAAGTTAAGGATGCTGGTATGGAAGCAACAAATAAAGCTATTGAAATAATCAAAAATAGCAGACAATATTTGGGTTATGACCATGGGCTTGCTAATAGTTTTAAAGCATCTGAAGCTATAAACCCAAGACAGTTTAAAGAAGCAAGACTTAATATTGGCACAAAACCAGCTAATGATGGATTGGTATTTGATCATAAGATTGACAGAAGCTTTACTACAGGTGGCGTTAATACGCCAACAGATTATTTTATAGAATCATCTACAGCTAGAAAAGCTCAGATTCTATCTAAGAATAACGTTGGTGATTCTGGTGACTTTGCAAGACTTCTTGGACTGAATAATATTGACACTATATTGAATCCAGATTTTAATTATGAATGCATGTCTCAGCATTTTATGAAGTATGAAGTAAAAACTGAGAAGCATCTTAATATGATTAAAAATAGATATTATCGTTTTAAACCTAATGGTATGCAGTATCTTGTTGATTATAAAAAAGATAAGCATCTTATAGGTCAAACTATATATCTTAAAAGTCCAATGACTTGTGCATCTAGAACTTCAGGTACAGGTATTTGTAAATGCTGTTATGGAGATCTTTTCTACACCAATATTAATATTAACGTAGGTAAGATTGCTGCAGAAATATTATCATCAATATTAACACAGATTCTATTATCAGCAAAACATCTTCTTGAAACTCATATTGTTGCCATGAAATGGTTACCGCAATTTCAAGATTTCTTTGATGTAGAATCTAATGCTATTAAACTTACAGATTTAGATGACATAGATCTTAAGAAATATTTTATGATTATAGATCCAGAAGATGTATTTCTTGTTAATGAGGAAGAAGATACTATATCATATGATGATGATGGTAATGAAATAGCTTTTGATATAGATGAAAATTCTGGAGTTTATAATGAATACGTTACCAGATTCTATATACAAACACCTACTGGTGAAATGATAGAATGTGGAACTCAAGATAATGATTCTTTATATATTTCAAATGAGCTTAATAAGCAAATTCGTAATAAAGCTTCTGCTGTAGATGGTAAGGTAGCTATTCCTTTAAGTGCTCTTACCGAAGATATATTATTCTATATCAAAATATCAAATGATGAGATTAGTAAGACTATGAATGATATTATTAACTGTATTAATAAATCTGATGTCACTGAAAAGATGACTAAAGATGAAGCCTTACAGACTCTTATTGATTTGGTAATAGATGGTGGACTTGATGTAGATGCTGTTCATCTTGAAGTAATATTGGCAAATCAGATAGTATCACCCGATAATGTATTAGCTAAACCTAATTGGAATAATCCATATACACAATATAAATTATTAACACTTGACCATGCTCTTGTTAATAATCCTAGTATTGTTGTATCATTATTGTATAAGAATCTTGGTAAAGTTCTCTATGATCCGCTGTCATATTCTAAGCATGCACCATCATTCTTTGATTTATTCTTCTGTGAGCAACCTCAGGTCTATATGTCAGATGGATTATTTAGCGATGATGTTAAAATTAATGATCCTGATAAAGGTATAGAAATGGTTAAGATTGTAGAAAAAGAAGGAAAATAAAAATGGAAGAATATAAATTAAATCATACAAAAGCTATAGTAACAATTTCAACAATTGAAGGTTATCATTCTGGAGAATTAGTTTCCGGAATGTCTTTTGATAATTTTTGTAGATTTCTTCAAGAATTTGAAGAAAATTATAATGATGGTTCTATATCTTGGCTTGTTAAACCTGCTAAAACCGTTTACAAACAAATATGGGGATGTCCTAATGGCGGAGAAGAAGTATTTGTTTTAGAAGCTGATTATACCGAGTATGATAAAGGTATAGATATTCATGAATGGAAACGAAATGTTTTTATACATGCTGAAGAACTTAAAAATCACTTCAAACAAAATACTATTAGAGTAACTTTTATTAATGGTTTAGAAACTACAATACTCAGATAAAAAGAACAGTTATCCCGTAGGGCGTTAACCCTACGGGATGCTGTCATAATAATGTGTATTAGGAGAAATATGCAATACATATAACCAACCACAGTCATATATATTACAATAATGTTATATTGCGGTTGATTTATTATTTTTTAAGAGGTGATATTAATGAATAAAAAATATATTGAAGTTGATAAAATTTCCTGGCAGTATTTGCCATTAGCGGTTATGCCAGACATGTTTGTAACTAAAGAAGCAATAAATAATATGGAACCTGCTAAAGTAAAAGAAGAAATATTTGCAGAATGGATATTTGTAAATGATAGATGTGGTTGTAGTAATTGTAGAATGTGTTTATCATATGATGGTAATGGCGTTATTATAGATATGAGTCATTTGCCTTTTTGTCCGCATTGTGGAGCTACTATGACCAATGCTACTTTAAAACCTAGTTCAAGAAAGGATATTGAATGATGGATAAAATTATTTTAAAGCATTCTAGAATAGAAATAAATAATTATGAAATGGGAGATGCTCCACGTTTAGAATATTTATTTTCTGTATGGAATCCTACATATCATCAATCATTCTTTAAAGCGATTGAATATGATGAAGAAAATAAGAAACTTATCATCCCAAGAGGATTTGATATAAATTATCTTAAAAATACATTTATGTGCGAGCCTGTAGTAGATAAATCATGTGATCCTTTTGAAAATACTGAGCCTATGCCTATAAAATATTTACCTAAAGATGATAGGCAATTAGAAATTCTTAAATTTATTTTAGGCGAAGACAAGTATTTTTATACAAAATCAAAATCGCAATTATGTGTTAACTCAACTACAGGTTCTGGTAAAACATTTCTAACTGTAGCCACAGTATGTTATACTGGATCACGAGCTATTATAATAACTAACTCTATTGATTGGTTAAATCAATGGAAAGATAGAATATTAGAATATACTCAGTTAGATGAAAAACAAATCTATATGCTAACAGGTTCTTCAAGCATTCATAAAATACTTAATAGAGATCCAATGCAATATCAAATCATATTAGCGTCTCATGCTACTATAAGATCATATGGTGATAAATATGGATGGAATACTGTTGATGAATTATTTAAATATTTAAAATGCTCATTAAAAGTATTTGATGAGGCTCATTTATATTTCGATAATATGTGTAAAATAGATTTTCATTCTAATACTAAAAAGACTTTATATTTAACAGCAACCCCTGCAAGATCTTCTAAAGAAGAAAATGAAATATATAAAATGTATTTTAAAAATATACCAGCTATTTCTTTATTTAATGAAGAAACAGATCCACATGTTAACTATTGTGCGATGCATTTTAATTCCCATCCAACAGCTATGGATATTAATAGATGTAAAAATCAATATGGATTTGATCGTAATAGATATGTATCATATATTGTAAATAGACCTAACTTTCTTAAGCTTGTTACTATACTTATAGATATGGTATTTAATATAAATGGTAAGATACTTATTTATATAGGTACAAATGCAGGTATTACGACGGTTTACGACTATATCATTTCTCAATTTCCATTTTTAAATGGCAGTGTAGGAATATATACAAGTGCTGTTGAAAAAGGAGCCAAAGAAGTCAATTTGTATAATAAGATAATTCTTAGTACTACTAAGTCATGCGGAGCTGCAAGTGATATAAAAGATCTTAGGTGTGTTATTAATTTAGCAGAGCCATTTAAATCAGAAGTTTTAGCTAGACAGACACTTGGAAGATGTAGGGAAGATAATACTTTATATATAGACGTTGTAGATAATGGATTCTTCTTTACCAAAAAATACTACGAGGCAAAGAAACCAATATTTTCAGTATATTCTAAATCATGTAAAGATATATTTATGAGTGATGAAGAATTAGAAAATAGGTCTGTATCTATAGAAAAGAAATACAATACTAAAAATGTAATGTGTACTACAGTATATAAAGAATGATACAGATAGGGAGAAATCCCTATCTGTATTATTTTTGTAATTAAAGGTTTTTTTAATTATATAATATAATAGTGTAATAAGATATAGAATATCTTAAAAGGTCACTATAAATATAAATAAAAATTATGTCTTGAGGAGGACAAATAAATGAATATTAACAAAATTAAAGAAGGTGCAAGAGTCGTAATTCATTTGATGGAAAATCATACAATTAAAAACTTCCCAAATGAAGATTTTAAAGATGTGATCTCTAAAATGCATAATGCATCAAATGCAGATGAATTATCAAAAGCATACTCTTCTTATATTAATCTTTGCCTAGGTCATAACTATAATGAAGCATATATCTTAGCAGGTATTATGCAGAATGAAGATAAAAATAAAGAATTTAACGTTAATTTAGATAATGTACTTAAATCTATAATTAATATTAAATCTAATAGTGTAGATCTTGGTTGCTTAGAAAATAATGAAATAAAAGACTCTGAAGCAGAGGATAAATCTTCACCTCTTAAGGGTTTAAGCAGAAATGAAATTATAGCATATGCTGCTGAGTATGATCCTGATGAAGAAACCAATGCACTTGGTTCCACTAATAAAGATATGATGAGGGGTGATTTACTCGGAGTTACAAATGCAAAACGTAAAGCTGCATATGAATTATTAAGTAAAGAGATTAATAATACTCCAGATTGTAACAAACCTGTTAAAGAATCTAAAAAAGTAGATAAGGCTAAAGATCAAAATATTGAAAATGCCAGTGTGGAATCAGCACCTGTAATGAATTCTACAGAGCATAGTACTGTTCAACAGCCAGCAGTAGCTAGTACAGTAGGAACAGGTTTTAATATTAATAATTTTATCACGCCTAGCAAAACAACACCTGTAGCTGCTGGTATTGCTGGTGGTAAAATTGTGCTCGGACCTAATATGCCAAAGACCAAAACAGAACCTGCGGTTGTAAATACTACAACAAATCAGCAGAATGCTCAGAATCAGCAGAACATTCCTTCATGCTTTAAACATAAAACATGTGGATTATCTGATGCCGAGATGGAGGCTGATAATGCCAAGCATTTAGTATCTTTATTGGGTACTAGTAACCTTTCAGTTTATGCTTTATATGATTTAATCCATAGCAAACATTTTAAGGATAAAATGAAGAGTCTTAATGCTACGGATAGACCTAATAATATTAAGTTGACTGAGGTTAATATAAATGAGTATATTGATATACCTGAATTATTAGCTAAGTATCCGATAGCATTTACAACACCTTGTAAAGATAAAGGTAAAATCATAGTTATATTGTTTAATCCTAATCCTATTATGTTGCCGAATGGAGCTATGCAGTATGATATGCATTTTATCCCAGCCCATCTTACAAATAATGCTGGTAAGTAAAATTACTATATAGTGACCAAAGGGAATGAATGGGGAGAGTTATAAACTCTCCCTATTTCATTTTCTAAATATTATTTTTTATTTTGCTTTAAACTAAAATATAATAGTTTAAATCAATTTAGGAAGGGCTGTATATTGATGGTTGAAATGTGCACTTTAGTTCATAATGATTATGATAGAATTAGTGATAAAGTGATGTGGTTAGGATTTGGAGCTACATTAAATTTTAATATAGATTTGTATTTTCAAAGAAAAAATAATAATACAAATGATAGAATTAAAGAAAACTTTCATAGAGAATATTTATATAAAACCAATCCAAATGATATTTCATATAGAGTTAAAATAATAAGAGATTTCACTTACTATTTTTCTATAGAGTATAATACAAAAGATATTAAAGATAGAGTTATTATAGGTCCTGAAAATATATATTTTCTTATATTTAATCTTAAAAAAGTTATGCAATGGTTTATTGGTGAAGATGGTATTAATACAATATTTTCTAAAAAAGATGGAAAAATATTTATACCAACTCATCCAGAACCTATAAAGGTTAATTTAGCATTTAATAATTATATTGAATTTGAACCTGCTGTTGATATGGTTAATGGATTTGAAACTATAGGTTTGAAAGTATATTTAAATAATGATGGTACATTTTTCTTTATGACTTCAGATACATTATTTTCATTATTCCACATGCTTACAACTTGTAATATGTATGTAATGGCTCAAAATATGTTAAATTATATTGGTCGACCTGCATATGGTACTAATTCATATAATTTAATGACTGGAGAAAATAATAGTATTAAGAAATATGACAAACAATCATTCTTTGATAAAGTAGGAGCAAAAACAGAATAATATTTCCGTAGGGATTTCTCCCTACGGAATTTATTTTTTATACAGTCATGATTAAAGAACCAAACTCATTAGCTGTAGATACATGTGCTTCATCAAGCTCTCTTACGATATCATCTCTCTTCTCACTCCATGATCTGATATCATCAAGTTTAAGATCAATATTAGCAAATACAGTTTCAGTATTATCATAGAATTTAAGTTGCTGATATATCATAGTAGCAATATCTGCTTGGGCTAATTTTTCAAAAGTTTCCATCATTGTAGGACTTATAGTCATCAAGTTAGCAGGATGCTCTATAAATACCTGAAGAGGGAATGGGCGATATCTAGATACTGGTGAACCATTAACTGATACAAGTTTAATTTTATTAGGATATTCAAATTCAATATATATTCCTAAATTAAATAAGCTTAAATAATCAGCAGACATTTGAGAAAATGCTACATCATCTACACCATAATCTCTACTGATAAAATCATAAGTAGAGAAATTTATTCCATAACGATCAAATCTAGGATCACATCTATACGACTGCCAATCTATATCTTTAACACCAAGAATCTTACATCCTTCAGGAAGATCTTTATCAATGAAAAAGAAACCATCTTTTTCACATGTATTATCTATAACAACAGTTATCTTATATGGAAAATATCTACTAAATGTAGGAATAGTATCTTCCTCTATTACAGTATGCCAAGTATCTTTAGATATAGCTTCTGGTAATGGAAGAACAGACAGACCAAGTCTACGCTCAATTTTATTTAATAATTGAGTCATTTGATTACCAGATCTTATAATTGAATGTGCTGGCATATTATCACCTCCGTTTTAATTATTTGTCCGGTAAATTATGCTAAGATTGTATATTATATTTATAATAAATTAGAAAGGATGAATTAAAATGATTAATAACTATGATAAAGAAATAAACGATTTTATAATCAATGTATTTAATTATTATAATGGAAGAATTAATCCTATTAATAAAGCTGTTTTAGATATTAATTGGGCAAATTTAATGGCAAGTAATGAAGGTGGTTATTCTAGATTACCTAATATTGTATCTATAAATCCTGTTGTAATAAGTAGATATAATGAAGATATTATAGATTTAAAAATTTCCATATTATCTACTATAATACATGAATTATATCATACAGATCAATTGATTAATTATCAACTTTATTTGGCTGATTCTAATTATAATAAATACATAGAACATGCATGCGAGTTAGAAACTTTATTATATATATCTAGTCATATAAATGAAATTAATAATGTATTTAACCTGGATGTGATATTTGATAAACCTAGATATGATACATTTATTAAACATTGGTATTTACCAGGTTTAAAATATGAACGTAGATATTATCATGATCATATATTTATGTGCTTAGATTATTTATGCAGATTTAATAAAGATATAGCCAGTAGACTTTATAATTGTATAAAAGATTGTATAGATAATAATGAATTAATTACCATTCAAATTAATCAAGAATCAATAGATGTTAATTTTAATGGCAATTTAATACCAATAGAATTATATAATAATTTTATATCAAGATATCAGTGTACTGGAGTGTATGATTGTAGATATGAAATAGATTATATAAATCAACGATTACTTATAAAAATAACTGCAGATGTTAAAAATCTTATGTGTAAAAAAGTATAAAACTACACCCAAGGGATTTCTCCCTTGGGTTATTTTATTTTTTTATTTTTTAATATTTGGTTACATAATCCATAATAAGATTTTGTACATGATTTTCAAGATTAACTGAAATCTTTCCACCCATAGCATTAGTAAGCATAATTGTATTTTCATTTACAAGACTAATCTTATCGTAGATACCATCAAATGTGCTAAGAATAAGATCCATATTAGCTGATTCTTTCTGAAGTCTGCTAATGACCGTTCTAGCATCAGATTCTCTTAATGTAATAATTGTACCAGGGTCATTATTAGGAACTACAATTTGATTCTCAAATAATGGTTTACCATCCATAGTAGATTCTGTTACAATGTTTGATGTGTAAGCAACTCTATGTGAAGGATAAATAACGCTATCCCAAGTGATAATTTTAATACCCTTAACATATGCTTTACCACTAACATTTTCTATAGCACCAAGAGCTCTAAGTGAGAATGCTGGTTTACAACCATCTCTGAGATCTCTATCAAAATATTCACCATAATCATTATTAGTGCCTTGGAATCTAGCTTTAACAAGATTATCCTCAACCCAAACTTTGTTAAAACGAACACAAACAAGTTTAGGATCTATAGTCTGCTGTCTTACTAAGTCATCTGATAAAGGATGACCGTATTCACCGCAGAATTGTTTTGCTTTAATAAGCTCTGTCATTCTAGGACCATTTATTTCAGGTATTAAATCAGCTTTAGCATAAATTCTTTTATTTCTATTTTCAACGTCCATATCCTGGAGAGTTCCTTCAGCTACAACTCTCTTGCCGTTACCATCTGTAATGATAGAATCTTCTACAGTAGCGGCTCCTTCAAGGATAATATTAGCAATAATTTTATCCATAAATTTTAAGAACCTCCCTTAAAAATGTTTTTATTTTTATGTTACAGAATAATAACCCTTAACCCCTAAATTACTCAACTTTATATTAAATAATAATTGAGGAAAGGCGGTATAAAACTATGAATATTACATATAATGATATTTCTAAACGTATTCGTAATAAAGGTAATAAAATTACCGGTTCTGCAATAATTCCTAGGCTGTATACGGAGAGTAATGTATTTTGTACAGATAATGCCATCCATTCAATAATGAATTGGGAATCTTTAGCAGAAAATTCTAATGAGGCATTTAATAAAGCATTAGATATTTTTGAAGAAGTATGTGCTAATGAAAATGCTTCAACTATTAAGACATGCAGCGCATTTCTTGTTGAAAATGTTGATAAAGTAAGGGATGCTTCTCAACTTATGAGATCATTTAAGCATCGTATTAGTCATCAGAAAAGTAAAGCTAAAGCTAAAATAACAGCAGGCTATAAACCAGTTAATAGTGCTATTTCAGATTCAATAAATGCAATAAATAAAGCCCTTTCCTCTAAAGGCGTTGCTGTAACTACAAGTATCACTAATTCAAATCAGGCTACTGAAGAAAGTTTTAATGCTTTAATTGATCAATGCCAAAAGATACAAGAATGTGATAGAATAATTGAAAATTATAGTAAAATTAGCAAAAGATTTAATATAGATAAAATAGTATCTGAAGTAACTAATGTCGATGATATTTATTTTGCTGTAATGGAAATAACAGAATGTATAGATACTTATACTATCCCATTTAAAAATAAATATTCTCATGCTTTAGAGACTTCATATTATGCTCTTAATAAGCATAATATGAATTATCCGTCAGAAAAAATAATTGAAGCTGTTACAGATTATTTTATTTTTTCTTCAGTAATAAGAGAAGAAGAATTATCAGCAATTAATGAAGTTAAGAAGAAATCTGTAGTAATGAAGCAGGATGCTTTTAATAAGGCTCTTTATTATTTATATGATAAAACAGAAGATGAAATATTTGGTACTGATTATGCTGATGAATATAGCAGTGCTGATGAATTAATAGAATCATATTGCTCTCCGTTTCATGAGGAAGGAAAATTATTAAAACCCATTGTGGATAAAACTAAAGAAATTAAAAAGGCGACTAAAGATTTAATTAAAAATGCTAAAAAGGGTAATCCTGATGAAAGAATAGATCCTGAAGTATTAGAAGATATTAATAAATTTAGAAAGGATTGCGCTAAAGATCCTGATAATAAAAATAATATTACAAGATTAAAATCTTTAGTGACAAGCATGTTTGCTAAAAACCCATATCAAATAGTAAATGGTTTACCTAAGTTTTTCTCAATCATAAGAGGATTATTTATAGTAGCTAGTATTAATATACATCCAATAGTAGCATTAATAGCTTTTATTACAGATAAAATCATACAGATGACATTATCTAGAAAGCAGACTGAAAAAATAATAAAGGCATATGAAAAAGAAATAGATTCAATTAAAGCTAAATTAGAAAAAACAACAGATAAAAATAGAAAAGCTGATTTGGAAAAATACCTAACCGAATTAAAAAAGGATTATGAAAAAATCAAGCATTATGAAAATAATCTTTATTCAGATGATGAAAATTGGGATAGAGATACATCAACAGATTATGGTTCTGATGTAGATAATTCTGATGATGATTGGGATTTTGATGATGAATGGGACGATGATGATTTTGAAGAAGCTGCATCTATTGTGTATATAGCTGATGTTATGGAATCTATTAATGAAGGATTGATAGATGATAATGTAGAAGGTATCGTTTTCAATAATCTATATAAATTAGATAATGATTCCATAGATTCATTAGCTGATTTTTCTATTACAGTTCCTGTTATTCTTGAAAAAGATAAATTATGTGAAGCAATGGAAATACATAGAGATTCTTTAAGAGAAAATTTCAATATATCAAATTGTGTACGAATTGATTGCCTTAATGATAATATTCGTAAATTAAAAACCGATACAAATGTATATGCAACAAGTAATAATCTTAGAGGAATTCGCTGCTATCTTGCTTGTTTAAATGAAATGGTTAATATGAATGCCTCACAAGAATACATTATGGAACTTAATTTTAGTAATACTCTTAAACTTGCTGTTGATAGGCTTAAGAAAACTGCTATTAAGCTTAAAGATAAAGACAAACAAATATCAAACTCTATTGATGTATCTGTTAATAATGTAAGTAAAAGCATGGAAACTGCTATGATGAATGATAATAGAGAAGCTGTTATTAAAGGTAGAATATTACCTTCAGCATCTAAATGCATTAAGTTAGCTTGTGCTGCAGGAGTTGCATGGGCAATTAATCCAGCAGTAGCAGTTATAGGAGCTATTGGAGCTTTTGCATGTAGCAAAAAACTTAGAGCTAAAGAACGTCAAATAATAGTAGATGATATAGATCTTGAGCTTAAAATGTGTGAAAGATATATTAGACAAGCTGAGGATGAGGGTGATCTTAAAAAGGTAAGACAGTTAGAAATTATTCAAAGAAACCTTCAAAGACAACAGCAAAGAATTAAATATAACATGCACGTTATTCATAAACAAAATGTGCCAAATACATCTACTGACAATGATTAATATTTGGAGGTGAAATAGAATGATATTTGGTCCTAATATTAAATATTTTAATGAGTTGGAAATAAATGGTGAAGAAGTAGATGATGAAACTGAAGATTATACATCTATGGAAGAAGATCCTGAAACTGAAGATGAAGCAACAGAAACAGAAAACGATACAGAAGATGAAGTAGCTGAAGATGAAGGCGATGATTTAGATGACTTCACCAATTATGTAGAACCAACTGATTATACAGAAGAAGAAATGGATGATGATGAAACTGAAGATGTAGATGATACTGCTGAAGATGATGATACAGAAGCAGATGATGTTTCTGATACCGATAATACAGAAACTGATGATGAGGCTACTGAAGATACTACTGAAACAGAAGATACTGCAGATGATGTTTCTGATACTGATGAGGGTGGAGATTTAGAAGACTTCACAGAAGATGAATTTGAGGATGATGAAGGTAGTGTTGAGGGCGGAGATGACTCAGAAGGTGATAATACTGATACTGAAACAGATACCGGTACAGGTAATGATACAACCGACTATACTCAAATGACTGATGAAAATGATGAAGGCGAAGTAGATTCAGAAGGCGATAACGTCGATGAAACTGATGGTGAAAATACAGATTCTACAGATGATAAAACTAATGATACCGAAAATACTTTAGCAGGAATGGAGAAAAATCTATTTTCAGATTTATCACCTCAGCAATTAGCAATAAAAAATACTGAGTTACTTAAAAACTATATTGAGCTTTATGAAACTTTAAATACTATATTTGATAGTATCAATAAGATTCCTAAAACATATACAAATACTCGTCCTATTACATTTATTGCTGATAGAGTTGTAGAACTTAAAGATATGGTAAATTATATTATAACAACTACATATGTCACAAGAACTTATATAGAAAATATGACTTACTATAAACAAGCACTTGTTATTTTAACACAACTTAATACAATGCTTAAAGCATTAACTCAAAAAACTTCAAAATGATAAAATACAAGATAACAAATGTAAACAATATAATAAATATTTAGGATTAAATATAAGCCTAATTATTTATATAAATAATTATTCTTTAAAAGAAAATTAAAAATTCAAAAAATTGGAGGTAATACGTATGCCTAGCGTAGGTGAAAGAAAAAATCCTAACATGGGTAATTTTGCCAAGAATCCCATGCACGCATATGCAGCATCTTTCCTTGAGGCACAGCAGAACATTCTCAGAGAATCTGGTATTGATTATGCTTCAGAGCCAACTCGTGCTCTCTCACTCAAGGGTAACGTTGATCAGCTGCAGTCATTTTTCGTAGAGAACGCGGTTATTGGCGACCGCAACCACATGACAACTGAGGAATATCAGGATCAGGTTGACATGATGAAAGAGGCGTTTATTAACGACTATCAGGCCGTTAGAGAGAACGCTGTAGCTGGTATGGCTAGCTGGAATCCGATGATCGGTCTCTCGCTCCCCATGCATAAATATCTCATGCTCAACTGTGTATTTGCTCAGGCTGTTCCGAGATTCGTTGCTAAAGCTCCAGCTTGGACAGAGACAATGGAGACTCGTTACATGGTTACTCCCGATGGTCGTAAGATTGATATCGCTAATCAGCAGAATGAGATCTTCGGCGCTTGGAAGGATACAAATAAGCCGGTAGAGGTTGTTATGCCCCTTCCCGAGGCTCATACAATCGACATCCTTGATGAGTACTTCAACGTATCAAGACTTTCACATCATCTTTCAGTTGCAACACACATCGGTGCTGTAGCTATCGAAGCTTATGCTGAAGTTGGTGATATGGTTCTTACAGAGGGTAAGGATGAAGCTGGTAGAGTTACATACACAGAGGCTCCCGCTGAAGAGGCTGGCGTTGCTCTTATGTGGAAACCTTGGAAAGCTGAGTTCACTCCTGGTTATGGTGAGTACAACAGAATCATCGTTAAGCCTGTAGATATTAAAATCGTTGGCGAGGGCGGTGTTGAGGAAATCTTCCACGACACAATCTTTGCTTCACAGCAGGAGAATATGTTCGAGATCAATTCTGGCGGCAAGATTAAGGCTGTTAAGATGGTAGCTCGTTACGATGCTTCTTCAAGAATGCTTAAGACAAACCGTGTTGAGTGGCAGGAGAGAACAACATTCGTTCAGATTCCTGAGAATGATGGTATCACCATTCCGATTACTCCTGAGGAAGTTAAGGATATCGGTGCTCTCTATGGCATCAACCAGGTTACTAAATACATGAGCATGATTAAGGATATCATGGAGAACGTTAAGGATGATGATATTAAGGAGCACCTTGATGAGTCATTTGCTCGCCTTGATAACGATCATAAGCTTGCTAAGACTGTAGACTTCGCTCCCCGCGATGGTTACTACGGCACACATCTCCAGTGGCTCCAGGAGACTTTCATGAACACATTGGATCAGTTCATCACAGGTCTTCTTACAGTACTGAGAGATCCTAACATGCAGATCAACATCATTGGTCGTCCTGGCCTTATCAGAATGATCACACCTGTTGAGTATGCTTACCAGACACCTGCTAACGTAGGTCCTATCGAGCTTGACTTCAAGAAGACTGTTGTTACTTCAGATAAGAGAGTTTACAACTTCATTTCTTCAGATAAGCTCTTTGGTAATGATAATCTTATCGTACTTCTTATTCCTAAGAATACAAACAGAATTATCTATCGTCTCTATGACTACCAGATGTATATCTCAAATGAAATCAGAGATGCAGAGAATCCCAGCCTTCCCGCACTCACTGCCTTCCAGAGATACAAGTTCTTTGGATTCCAGGAAGTTCAGGGCAGACTCTTCGTTGCTAATCCCTCTGGTTTACGTGAGCACCTCCCTAATGTAGATCCTATCGGTACAATGTACTCAAATAATGATCTCGGCTCAGTATATAGCCACTATAATCCTGAGACAGGTGCTAACGAAGTAACTGAGAATACTCTCTAATAATAAATGATTGTGAAGTCGTTAATTTATTAAATAAATAATAGTTCAGGATGCCTTAATTGGCATCCTGGATTTATTTCACTAATGTTATTGAAACTCCTGAACAATAATATAAAAACTTTTAGGAAGTTGGGACGTATATGAATAATATTGTAACTACAAGAGGTGTTGTTATTACCAATACAACATCTCCTTCAAAACCAATGACATATCCTATGCATGATTTAAATAGCGTATATACTCATTGGGATGATAAATTAAAGAAAAATGTTCCTACAGAAAATAAAATAGATGGAGGTAAAATAGATGGAAAGAGTAGCAAGTAATTATAACTTTGGCATGATTGAAAAACTCATGTTTAATATGGAAGATAATCATTCTTCTTCAGATCTTTCTAAACTTAGAAATGAACTTAATAAATTCTTTATTAAAGCAAAATGTAAAGAGGTTCTTTATACAGTAAATACTGATAAGCTCTTCTTTGGCATGAGGGTTTATCCTATCTTTGATGGCGATAAAGCTATGGAAATCTTAGGGGATAAGAAAACATCAGCATTTGAAGAATATTATGTAGAGTTAGATTCTAAGTTATTTGATCCAATGCTTGGATTAAATAAAAGAGAGAAGACGGCTATATTATTACACGAGGTTGGTCATATTGTTTATGATACATCTACTATAGATGAAGTACGAGCTCAGATAGATTTATATTTTGCTAGAACCGGAGATTATGTAGATTTAAATGCTTCAAAGGGATATAAAGAACTTATCGGTTATGCTCTTAAAGACTCTATTGTGAAAATGGGTTCATTGTTTACTAAAGTAGGCAATACAGAAACTATTGCAGATACATTTGTTGTATCATGCGGATATGGTCCTGATTTAGAATCTGCAATGAGAAAAGTTGTAAGATCTTCTACTTATATGGCTAAAAGTGTAGATGATCGTTTCATTGCATTATCTTGGGTATTAAGATTAAGAAATGAATTTGTTCTTCGTAGATTACCAGCTGTAAGAACTCTTAATAAAGCAAAGCAACTTACTGCATCTAAGCTTGAACAGAGAGAACTTACATACGCTGCAAATATAATGAGCAGAACAGATCTTGGTCTTAATGAAGGATTTATTGATGATATCAAAGCAAGATTCTCTAAGAAGTTTAATGACTTTAAAATCAAAGGTATTCGCTCTATAAAAAATGATATATATGAGCTTAATCTTAGACTTAGAACAGCAGAATCTGCTGAAGATTTAATGTATATTATTCGTCAGGTAAATACAGATGTAACAATCCTTCAGGATTATCTTGCAGAGAATATTAGTGAAGATGAAAGAAAATCTGTAATGGATGCTTTAAACGATCTCTACGATATTAGACAGAGAGCAGCAAAAGAGCAGACTGTAAGAGATAGATATGATAGTGCTATTCAGGTATTTTATCCTGATATGACCTAAACAACTAAAAAATGATATATTATACCTCTGTATATAAGGAGGTAAAAGATTTTTATATGATTAATTAATTGGGAGAAGCTTTATAGCTTCTCTCATTAATTTGTGCAAATTTACATAAGCACTAACAAATAAATAATTTATTTTAAGGAGGACAAAAATTATGGCATTCAAGTCATATAATAACAATGACAGAACCCCGACTTGTACAACATATTCGGGTATTTCTTTCTCTAATCCTGAGTCAACTATAGGTCAGACCAAGATTAGCATTAGTTATTTCAACAGAGTTATGAAAATTGCCATTGCTGCAAGAAACAATGGTGGTTCTAATAATGATTTCGCGACCTATGATAATGATAACGCTGTGAGCGTATATGTATCAAATGTTAAAGCAAGAATCTTATATTTGCTTATTCAAAAGCTTAAGAATGAACCAGATACTCATAATGTATGTGTTGAACTTAAGAATGGTCTTATTAAGGTTTCTGATGGAACAGAATATGGTTCACCGTCTCCTTGTATTTCTATTTCATATGCATCAGAAGATAGTTCGGTACATGAAATCGTATATCAAACTAAAGCCGGATTCCATACTGGTGCTGTAAATTATTTAGATAATAAGTATGATACAGTAGGGTTTGATGATATTGAGTTAGATACATTTGCAATGGCTCTTGATGAATATTATAAAGCATCAAGCTCAGCAATAGCAGCATCTGTATGGGAAGCTAACATGTATAGACATGATTATGAAATCAATCTTATTAAATCAATTGCAGAGAAATGCGGAGTTCAAGTTAATAGTGGTAATTCTAATCCTGCTAAATTTAATAATAAGACATTTTTAAATAATTCTGGTTCTACTACTAATAATAATGCTAATAGTATGATTCCTAAAGAATATGAATCATCTACATTTGATGATATTGCTTCTAGTATGATATAAATATAAAGACGTTACCCGTATTAGGTAACGTCTTTAATTTTTTTATTTAAGGTGATTATATGCATGACAATGAACTTTTAGTAGAATTTGAATCTCTTATTGATTTAGATATTGCAATGTATAGATTTATCAAAGATAAATATAAAAATGCAGAATATGTTGATCAAGACTTTATTAATGAGCCTGATGAGAGAGTTGTAGTTTATAAATTACTCAATCGTAAGCATATTAATCCTCTTGAGATTATAATGCCAGAAGTAGAAACTACTAATTTATATTTTGATATTATGGAAAATCATTATGAGGAACTACTAAAATATGCTACTGCATATGATACATTCGGATTAATGATTACATTTTTAAATAATGCATCATCTGTAGGAATTACTGTATGGTGTAAATCTAAAATAGAAGAAGCATTTATTAAAAAGCTTAATCCTATTTTAAATACAATTGTAATACCAAATAGGCGTGATATTGTATTAGCAAAATATAGTGTTTTATATGTTAAATATATAGCATATTTAGCAGAATATTCTACAATAGAAGGAAAACATATTTATATTCCAGCTGCTAAGTTTAATATGGAAGAAGATAAGGATATGGTTAGTAGATTATGCGCTTTATATGCAGATGTAAATATAGTTCATTTAATAGACCTCTATACTAAAATAAAGTATAGATATTTAAAGAAAGAAGGTAATCAAGAAAATGAAGATTTACTCTAATATTGTACCTGAGCATAAAGTAAGAGAAGTTCAAAAAGAAACTCTTAATATTATTTCTGAAGCTCTTTGTAAATCATTTGGACCTAAAGGCTCATCTACAGCATTTGTAAAAAATATTGATCCTAAGGGTGTTAATGTGGCATCTGAACACACAAAAGATGGACATACCATAGTTAGTAATATTCAATTCCTTCATCCGATTGAAAGATCTGTGCAGGATATTCTTACAGATTTAACACGTTATGTTGTAAAGGAAGTTGGAGACGGTACTACTTCTGCAATAATTCTTTGTAAAACTGTATTTGATAGATTATGTGATGCAAATGTTATTATTGAAAATAGCCCTGCAGATACACTTAATCGTATTAATTCTGTGATAAAAGAAGTATCAAATCGTATTCTTTCTAAAAGCAGAGAATGCACATTAGAAGATATCTATAATATTGCACTTATATCTACCAATAATAATGAAGAAATTGCTGGTATATTAAAGGCAATGTATGAAAAATATGGTATGGATGTATTTATAGATGTAGGCATTTCTACAGAAGTAAATAATATTGTAAAAGAGTATGATGGTATGACACTTGATACTGGTTATACAGACATTTGCTTTATCAATAATAAACAGGATAATTGTAGTTATATAAGAAGTCCTAAAATTTATTGTTTTAATGACCCGATAGACACACCAGAAATGACTTCTATGGTACAAGCTATCATTGATAGAAATATTATAGATGCTTATAGGCCTAATAGTGTTAAAATGCCTGTTCCTACAGTTATTTTCTGTAAACACATATCATCCGATACAGCATCATATTTCGAAAAAGTAGTTAAGCTTATGAATACATATGACGATGTGCCTCTTCTTATCGTAAGCGATATTCATCAGGATTATTTATATGAAGATATTGCTAAGATGACTGGTTCTCCGTTCATTAAAAAATATCTTAATCTTGAAATGCAAGAAGCTGACCAGCAAGCAGGCCTCGCTCCTACATTAGAGAATATCTGTGATTTCTGTGGTAGTGCAGATCTTGTACAAGCTGACGATAATAAAACCAAAATTATTAGACCTGCAAAAATGTTTAATGAAGATGGCTCATATTCAGATGAATATAATGCTATGGTTGCTTATCTTAAAACTCAGATTGATAAATGCGAAGCTGAAGATGCTGGTGTTGAAGCAACTGCAAGAGCTAAGAGACGTTATAATTGCTTTAAGGGTAATATGGTTGATTTCTTAATCGGTGGTATTACGTTATCAGATAGAAATAATCTTAAAGCTTCTGTAGAGGATGCTGTTCTTAACTGTAGAAGTGCTGCTATAAATGGCGTTGGATACGGTGCTAACTACATGGCATATTCTACACTTATGGAGATGAAAAATGATAGCAATTATTGCGGCGATGCCGTAGTAGATATTCTGTATGATGCATATGAAATGCTTATTAGAATTCTTTATAGTAAATCGTATACTAGCGATGATGTAGATGATATTATTGCTGGCTCTATCAATAATGGTTGCCCGCTTAATATTAGAACTAACGAATATGATAAGAAAGTACTTTCTAGTATTCGTTCAGATGTAGTTATCTTAGAAGCTATTAATAAGATTTTGTCGCTTATGTTTATAACAAATCAGTATCTTGTACAAACACCTGCACATAATGTGTACGCTGAAGATGAATAAATAATATATTAATAGGGTAGCCATAAGGCTACCCTAGAAGAAAATGGCAGAAATTATATATTAAAGAAAGGTAGGACTTTACCATGGCAGATGGAATGAGTTTTGATAAATATATTGATAATCCTTCTGGCGGTGCTTCTGTTATTACTAATAGAAACATGTATAAGGATATGTATAAATCAAAATTTGATAAGGTTCTATTACGTGAAAGCGGTAACATTGAATGGAAAGTTTACCAAGCTAAAGATGGACAAGACTCATATTATATTTATATGAAAATCCCATCTGAAGTAATAGAAAAATTCTATTATGATGTAGTTGTAAGATTGTTTACAACTGAAAATAAAAAGAAACTTAATGTTAGTCTAAGGGAATATGCAGTTCAGTTTTATTCAAACGATCCAGCATTTGTGTATACATTTGCTCATGCATTTAATAAAAATAATTTGTTTATTAAAGATTTAGAACCTAAAATGACTAAAGCTGCATTGAAAAAAGAAGCAACTATTAGGAATCCTAAAGATAATGTATGGTATGTAAAGTCACTTTACTTTGCGTATCTTACTATGGAAAGGTATCATCTATTTAATAGAAGTATATTAAACCAGCATAGTTCTAAATATAATAAAAGAGAATTAATAACTAAGATTACAGATGCTTCAGATAAAATTGATGCTAGACAAAAAGCCCAAGAAAAACTTGATAAAGAAAAAGCTAAGGAAAAACAAGCTGAAAAAAGAAACACTGAGATTCAAAGTAAACATGCCAAACTCAGCCCTATATCTAAAGTTTCAACTGTATCTAAAGTCTCTAGTGCTGCTAAAAATGTAAAGACGGTTAAACGTATATCTGCGAAGAGGCCTAAAACTTCGTAAATATTAATTGAATTGTATATTATATTTTTGACATCATAAGGAGGACAATAGATATGATTGAGATGTGTAAGATAGTGGATAAAGGCAATCATATCCCTGTAGATGAATGGGATAGCGAAGCCAATCCAATAACAGAACAAGATAGAATATTTAGAAATATTCGTGGAGAAATTATTTTACCTATTGCAGAATTTTTCTATAATGGAGATCCCGAAAAGAGCTCTTTAAATTATTTTGCTATGAACACAAAACGTAGCTATAATTCTGATGAGACAAGAGAGCATATCTGTAGATATCTAAATTATTTTGAAAAGTTCTATGATTATGATAAAGAACTATTAATGATACTTTATAGAATTAAATTGAATATAGACTATATGCGTTCGTATGAAATAGGTCATTTTATGGATGATGTCAATCGATATATAATTCGAAATTCTCAATTAACGTATAAAGTTAGGCATTTTGTTGATGATAATTATCTTATGAAATTATCATCAAATAATAATAAAACACCTAATCTTCAGTTTAATAATGATCATGCAAAAGTACTTTATGAAATTTCATTACTAATGAATATGTATATCCCCTTAGCTACTCATTACATGTATATTCATGGTATTAAGTTTTCTGATGAAATTCAGAAATTTATGCTTAATTTATTTGACTTATGTGTAACTAAGTATGAAGAAGAAAGAGGAATATATATTTATGATAAACTATATGAAACAGCTGTTTCTATAGTTAATAAATCCAAGAATCCAGATAAAATACTTTGGGAAAAGAATCAGATTCGTGGTACTAATACAACTACACATACTAAAGATACTGTAGTTGATATCATTATGAATATTATACCTAAATACAGCTATGATAATAATATTATTAACTTCATATATTTTAGTGGCAGACAATGCCTTAAATTTAAGGTCACTGATATTCGTTATGAATACCCATTTTATAAAATGAGCTCATCTAAGCGTGATGCTGATCAGAATAGTGAATATGACCGCTATGAAGCTCGCTTAAATAAGAAAGATGAAGCTCTTGCTTTGCAAAATAAAGTTAGTGCAGAGCAAACAGTTAGCAAAATTGAAGCTTTATATGGTCCATTTGATGAGGCTGAAATAGAGCATTATAGAAGGAAGCTAACAAGAGACGGCGCTCCAGCTATTAATGAATTCCAAAGACAATTAATCAGTTATATGTATGATAAAGATTTTGGAGATCCAATTACTTTATTAGCTATACATAACCAAACAGATTATATTAAACTTATTATTGCAGCTAAAAGAAAATTATTAAATTCAGGAATGGTAATACTTCCATATATTATTTCTGGACGTATTCTTAGAATTGCTACAAGAAAGATTATAAGTAAAAAAGATATGATTGCTATTGAGACAAGCCAATTATATGAGCAAATAAAACAAAAATACAATAATCCAAAGATTGAGCAAAAAATATATGAATTTATTGGAGCTGTCATGTCTTCTTCGTTTGAAATAATTGATTGGGATACCGAAAAGGGAGAGCCAACAGCATGGGACGGCAAGTATGTTCCTATGATAAACGATGTAATAAAAGAAGAGCTTATGTTATTTATTACATCGATTTAATATATTAATACTGGGAGTTAGATTACTCCCAGTATTTATTTTTTGGAGGGATCTATATGGCTAGAAAAAAGAAAGAAAAACTTGATGGATACATAAATACATCTGCTTATAGTAACGCTGATGCTATGATAGATGATAAAATGCTGCGTATACAATTATATAACGCTCGTAAAGCAAGACATCTTTCTCAAAAAGAATTATCTAGAAAATCTGGATTATCAGAGTCATGTATATCTAATATTGAAAGCGGTGAATCTAGTTCACCTACATTAAGAAGTTTAATTAAATATACTAATGCTCTTGGAATTGAACTTACTATAAATTTTAATAATAAGAACATTCAAGAGTCATAACACTTAAGTAAAGTATATTAATTATTTGGTAAAATCCTTCAAAGAATCCAGAGTGGTGCCGCGACCACTCTGGTAAACTTTTATGTATTAGAAAGGAAATGAATATGAAAGCATACCATATTTGCCACCATACTGATATGGATGGTATAACTGCAGCTGCAGTAATTTATGAATATTTAAAAATTAAAAATAAAAGAGAAAATACAAAAGCAAAGTATTTATTTTATAAAATAGATTATTCTATGGATTTACGTACAGTACTCCCATCAAATCTACCTGTACAAGATGAAATTTATTTTGTAGACTATTCATTTAGTAATAGTGATAATTTAAACTATATGTTTGAGCTTGGCAATAAAGGTAATAAAATAGTATGGATTGATCATCATAAAACATCACATAATTTAGTAAATGATCCTTCCATACAATCAAGAGAAATATACAGAAACGCATGTATAGATTATTATATTAATACTGAATATTGTGGAGCATATTTAGCATATCTTTATGCGATTTTAAGTTTAGATCCGCTATTTAGTAGAGACGTAGGTTATATTATTAATTCACACATTGATAAAGTGCATAATTATATTGAATATATTCCGTTATTTATAAAGTATGTGGATTCATGGGATACATGGAAGCATAATTTAGATAAGACTACAGAATTTAATCATGGAATGAAATCTATAAAGCATGCTCCTACAAATTTATTTAGTATGATATTTAAATATAACAGTGCACTTATAGAAAATTTATTTTCTATAGAAGATGGAAATCATGCTGTTGTCGAATCTTATATGACTAAATTCATTACTGAAGCTATATCCAAAGGCACAACAATAATGGAATATAATGAAATTGAGAACGAAGAAATATGCGACTATTATGGTTATGAATGTATGATAGTTGATCACACAGAGAACAAACAATATAACTGTTTTGTTGTAAATAAACGTGGTGATAGTACAATGTTTGGCGATAGAATATATAATTATGATATAGTTATATCGTACCAATTTATTGGCGACCAGCATAAATATTCTTTATATACAGCTAAAGATATTAATTGTGCAGCGTTAGCTAGCAGACTTGGAAGCGTAAGTGGTCTTGGTGGCGGTGGTCATAAACAAGCTGCTGGATTCCAAATGCAAGATAATATTTTTAAATCTAATAGTGTTTTGCACATTACTAATAAAATATTTAATAAAAATAAATATGATGCTTTTATAACATATTAATTTATAAGAAAGGTTGTGTTAAGTATGTATAATTTAACAGGCCAAAATTTTATAAATAGGATTAGATCATTCTATCCAAATCTTAAAATAGCAAGTGGGCAATCGGAAGTTGTATGCCGTTGCCCATTTTGCGGAGATTCTAAAGATTTAAAACATGCTCATATGTATATTTCGGTACCTCAAAATGAAGAAGAGCTTGCTTTTTATCATTGTAAAAAATGTCCTGCTCATGGAGTCGTGGATGTTGATGTTTTACGTAAAATTGGATGCGAAGATACAAGTCTTCTAGTTGAAGTAAGTAAGCATAATGCTGAGGTATTTAAATTACCGAAATATAAATCTATTAAACAGATTGACGTTTATCCACTTAATATGAATTATATTAGAGATAATCCATTAAATAAATATAAATTAAAATATATTAATGATCGTATAGGTAGTGATTTTAAATTATCTGATTTACCTGGATTAAAAATATTTTTAAATTTATACGATATAATTCAACCTAATAATTTAGAGCTTACAAGACATCAAATGACTTGTGATGATTTAGATAAATGGTTTATGGGATTTATTTCATATGATAATTCATTTGCCGGATTAAGAAAACTTACTGATAAAGAATTATATAAGACTATTAATAAGCGTTATATTAATTATGTATTAGTAAATAAAACTGATGATGCAAAGAATTTCTATGTTATTCCTACTATGGTTAGTCTAATAAGTCCAGAGCCAGTGAAAATCCATTTAGCTGAAGGGCAATTTGATATTTTATCTATATTCTATAATTTGAATAATTGTAATAGAACTCAAAATATTTATATAGCATGTGGTGGTAAATCATATGCTCAGGCATTAGAATTTATATTACTTGAAACTGGTATTGTAAATTATGAAGTACATTATTATCCAGATTCTGATGTAACAGATAATGATTTCTATATGGATGTGCAACGCAAAGTTCAATTGCTTCCATCTAATATTATTATTCATAGAAATGGATATCCTGGTGAGAAAGACTTTGGTGTTCCTATGAATAGAATAACAGATAATATGAGAGTTATACATGAATCACAAGTGTTCTGATTTAGAAAAAACAATAAGACTATATAATACTTTAGATTCAATTATTATAAAATCTGAAGATTGTAGAAAAATATTTGAAGACGCTATACAGTATGAATATGGTAAATCATTAGATGAATATTATGAAAATAATATAAATGCTATTATGGTAAATAATATTCGTCATAATTATTCAAATTATGATGAATTGATTAAACAAGTAAAAAGAATTCATAGAACAGATAATGACTATGATCAATATAAAAATTGTACATTAAATAAAATAGCAGAAGCTTATCCATTTCTTAAAAAAGAATGTGAAAGGCAAAAACGTCAATTCGATATGGTTAAAATAGTTTAAGAGGTAGGGATTATCCCTACCTCTGTAATTATTTTATTTTTTAATTATATATTATAATTGTGAATAGAGGTTAGAAGTATTACTCTATTTAGAAAGGTTAAGGAACAATAAAATATTCTATGTTTCTATGGTAATTTTATGGATATATGTGAAGCACGTGAAAAAGCAATAGATGCTAAAAATACTGCTAACAATATTATTGATAATATTGATAATATTGTTAGTACATTGCTTAAAATTAGAGCAAAAGCTATTGACTTAGATGAAAAAAGTAAAGCTGCTTGTATGGCTATTGATGGTAATTATGCTCCTTCTGCAAAAGAATTATATTATGATTTAGATAATGATGAAGATAAATTATTAATATTATTTAGTAAAACTACTAAAGAGATTGCCAATAACAATTTATAAATGCATTTACTAAATGGCGTAGCTTTGATTGTAAACAAATCTTCATTGATTTGTTTAAAAATAAAAGAGTATCAAATGCTCTTTTATTTTTTGCTTGTAATTGTGTTATTTGCGAACATTTGGGTAAATCTGAGTATACTTGAAAAGGAGGGTTAATTTTGGCTAAAGGTTTTATTAATACAAATTCTGTTAGGCAAGCAATGACAGAAACAACTATACCTAATAGTGTTAAAACTATATTAAATAATCCATATTATTTATTTAATGATAAGACTGCTTCTATTGCTACTTATTATAATCTTAATACAACTATGACTACGCTTGATGAAGCTACAAGATCTAACTATGGTGAACTTGAAGCTAATAGCCCATTAAGATTTAATAAAGTATCTGGATTTTATCTTTTTGGTATAAGTAAAATTGAACCTAATATGGATATTACTGAATATGGCCTTGAAGGTGATAACGTTGAAGGCGAAGTTATTATACTCCCTAATACAGTAATACCTTATCCTGGCGATAGATTTACTTTAGATCAATTAGGGGATAAATATATATTCCAAATAACTCATGTTAATCCTAATACTCTTGATACTGGCTCTGTTATGTATAAAGCCAATTATGCCCTTTGTGCAAGTGATGGAATACAAGAAATTGAAGACAAAGTAGTTAAATCATTTAAGTTTGTATATAGTAATATGGGTACTAATTATGCTTGTCTTATAGAAGATGAGACATATTCCGCTATTACAGAATTACAGGATGCATCTGTAATGCTTAAAGATTATTATATTCAGCTGTTTTATGATTCAAGAGTTCAAACAATGTGCTACTATAGAGATAGTGCAGGTTTTAAAGTACATGATCCTTATTTATTAGAATTTTTAATTAGAAATGATATACTATCAGGTTCTACTAATTATCTATATCTTGATCATCAGTTATTCTTACCTGCAACTTTTGGAGTTGATTATGATAGAACTATATTTTCTTCTATAGATCATAAGGAGCTTAAGAAGCATATTGGTTTATATATTGGTAATTTATTGCTTGTAACTCAAAAACTCTCTTTATTATATGCATATCCGCAAGATTATTATTATATGGAATACGCTAGATCCAATGGTAGATTTCATATAATAGATATTTTTGATGATCCTGATTTTGGTAATAAAATAAAAAATAATGTAAAAACAGGAAATGTTATGAAAGATATTCTTATAGGATTTTTTAATAATGAGAATATAACTAATGAGCAATTAGAATCTCTTAAACATATTGATTATATGAATAATGTAGAATTATATTATTTAATACCTATCACTATCTTTATTTTAGATAGTAATATACAAAATATGCTTGCTAAAACACCTGAATGATTGGAGGAATAATTTAATGGAGAAAATTAGAACCGATGTTGAAAATCTTTTTCTTAAAGAAATGGTAGAAGAAGATTTAGATTTTGTTTTTACAGAAGATGCAATTGATGATATAATTCCTACAAATACTGTAGGATTATTTGATGATACATCATCTAGGGACGCAATTGAAGATATTGATGATATAGATGATGATAATCTAGATATATTCTAAAGGAGGTATTCAGTATGGTAGATTATATTGATACAGCTGAAGATATGATTGTCGATGATCAAGCAGAAAAAATCGTAGATGCCATGGAAGATATTGTGGAAGATGATTATAACGATATAGACAATATAGCTGGTATTGATGATGATACTGAGGGTTCGTTTGAAGAAGATGAAGATGAACTTGAAGATGATGAAGATTATGATGACGATGAAGGCTATGTTGATTACGTAGTACCAGAAGATTAATAAAGGAGATTTAATATAATGAATAATAAGAAATTAGTAAATATTTACCCATCTATGCCTATTACGGATTTTAATCCGCCTATTAGAGTAGCTACAAAAAGAGTGTATAAGACATTTGGTGATATTAGAACATGCCTTATGCGTAGAGCTATTGTAGATGAAATTTTACCAGATGGCACAACTGTTAGACTTGGATTACATAACTATAATAAAGTATTAGTTCCTGTAATTGAAAAAGCAGAAGAGAAAGAAGTAGAAACAGAAGTATCAGTTGCAGTTGAAACATCTTCAACAGAAGAAGAAGTTGTAGCTGAAACAGAAGTAGAAACCAATCCAGACGCTAATAAGGCTGTATGGCAAGCTGCATATGATGAAGCACTCGCTAATGTAGATTTTTCATCAATGTCAAATAAACAGCGTAAAGCTGCAAAAGCTGCTGCTAGAGCTGCTGCTGATGAAGCCGTAGCCAACCTTTCAGTAGTTGAGGAAGAGACAGTTGAAACTACAGAAGAAGTTGTTACTGAAGACACTGCGGTAGTTGAAGACGTAGAAGCTCCTGCAGAAGAAATTGTTGAAACTGTTGATGCTGAAGATTTAACCGATATAGTTGAATAAGTTATATTTAATAATTGTATAATATAAATATGAATAACTTGGAGCATTTATTTGCTCCAAGCATTTCATTTGCTAGATTGGTGGTGACATAAATGGATCATCTTACTATTGGAGTAGAAAGATAATTCATAAACAGCATGAAATCAAATCTATACTATAAATTAAATCATCAATTATAAGCAAATGGATAACCCTAGGGAGTAATCCCTAGGGTTATTTAATTATCTTTTATTTTTTATTAAAATTCTGGATTTGTAAGCTTTGTGCCTGGTAATACTAATGTTAGATTATACATTGCCTGTATTGCTTCATTAGTAGCCTTACGACCATTTTCACCATTAAGACCTATAAACTGACCTGTAGAATTCAAATGATTCTCAAGTTCTTTATTTGCTTCCACAGAGAATGGCATAGATACTGTAACCTGGTCACCATCGTAGTCGGCACCCATCATTTTGCAATATGGATTAGAAATCTGACAAGTATCTACGAATTTATTAGATGTATCTTTTCCAATATCTTCTTGACGAATTTTAGGATACCATTTATAGAATTTGCCATTTATAACCATAGGTTCTGTTTCTATAGTTGAATTTACATGAATCTTTGTATATAATTGATTGAAATGTGAGTCAATTGGATATCTTGAAATCATAGCCATTTTATCTTCTGTTGCAGCAACAGCAGCAATATAAAAGATATCAATCCATGTTATATCTCTTTCAATCATATTACCATTTTCTCTAATACCTCTATTATATTCTTCTTCTGTTATTGAGTATCCCTTAAATTTAAGATGTATATTTTTATTTTCTTTATTAGGTACAATAACACTTTTAAAACGATTAGAATAACCATGAATAAATTCATTTAATTCTTTATCAAATCTATCATCTGAAAAAGCAATCTGAGGATTATCCAATTCAACTTGTTCTATATTACCATCTTTAGTTATAAATTGAAAATAAATACTGCCACCAAATTCATTATTAAAGAATTGACGTAATTGGTAAATTATAAATGGATATGCAATTACACAAGATGCAGATAATGGTATAGCAGAATAATTCATATCTACCATTAAGTCTTCTTTTTTATCAACATCAATATTTGCAGCTGATAAAACTAAACGAACAGAATAGTCTGTTGTTTTACTCATAACACTTCTACGTATTACGCCAAACTTTTTAAATATACCAGAACCTGTATGTTCTCCACCAATAACAGATTCACCAACTGTAAACCAGTTATATATTTCAAGCAGATTATCTTGAATTTTTCCTCTAATACCACCTGCTATAGATAAACCATAATCTTGCATTTCATTTAAAGCTCTAATATTATTAAGAAGATTCACATAAAGCTTGTTTATTTCACCTATAGAAACTCTACCACCAGACTTATGATCTACATCTCTATAGTATGGTGGGATAATAACAAACTTCTTTGTGAATAACTTATTTTCTTTTTTAGCTTCCATAAGAGCTTTAAGAAAATTATCCTTTTTAGTATTCTTAAAGTTTATATTATCAATATTTTTAATTAAAAATTTAAGTCCTGTCTCTCCGTTCTCATTTGGTTCCAAATAGCCTTCTTTGGAAATTACAAAGTTCTGAGTCTCATAAATACATGACCTGAGGTTACGATCTATTTTTAACCATATTTTATAATAAAATGGATTTATGAAAGTTCCCTCTAAATCAAGATAACCATATATGCCAGCTCTTTCTTCTTTTGTTATACCAAATAATTCATTACTAAGTAATCCATCTCCTGTAGGGCTACTAGCATTAAATATAACAGGGTTAGTAACCTTAGGAAGATCATTTACTTTAATAAGTCTTTCTTGGTCTAATTGTTCTATTGTAAATTTTCTGTCCATATACTTAACCTCCTTTTCAATTTATTAAAATGTCGAGTAAAAGTAAATATAAGTAAACGTATATTATAAAATTGAATATATAATGAAAGAGGGAATAAAATGGATATAAATGATATGAGTAAATGGAAAATACTTATGCAGGATATAGATACAAATGTATTTATTTATGAAGATTTTTGCGATGAGTTTATGTATAAAAATGGTTTTATATTTAGCGCTGCAGTGCCAGTTATTGGTAATGTAAAAAATGCAGGATTGATACTAACAGATACTAATTTTTCACAATTAGAAAATAATGTACAGCAATTCATATTGTATCATGAAATTGGGCATATAAAACTAAAGCATTTAAATACTGTTAAAGATATTACTAAGAAATTGGTATTTATGCGTTCTTTTGGATTTACGCCTAAAATGGAATATGATGCTGATGAATATGCTGTATCTATACTTGGAGTTAATTTTGTAAAGCAGGCTTTATTACAACTTTCTAAATATAATAAACTATCTTTCATATCAAAAATAGAATTCTTAAAACGTTATATTCATTTAAAATATATAAAATCCTAGGGGATTATCCCTAGGGTTATTTTTTTAATGTAATTTTTTATTAATTAAATTATATATTATAATCATGAATAGAAGTTGAATTATTTAAAATAAAATTATTAAAAAAAGAAAGGAAATTCAACAATGGAAAATACAAAAATAAATTCTATTACCAAAGAAGGCATGAAGGCATTATATGTTGCTACCAATGGAGCAATAGAAGAAAATATTAACCACGAAGTAACAGCTGAAGAAGAATTAAGCTTTATAAAAACAATGGGAAAATTTACTGATAGAGAACTTGATACTATCAAATACAGAATTTTCGAACAGAAAACTTTAGAAGAGACGGCTAAAATATTTGGAGTGACAAGAGAACGAATCAGACAAATAGAATCAAAAGCTCTTCGAAAATTTAGATTTTATGCGCAGATAGAAAAACAACAGAAAAATGATAGTGATATTATTAATCTTGATCTTTCTGTTCGCACTTATAATGTTTTACGTAGAGCAAGAATAAATTCTATTGAAGAATTATCAACAAAAACTTTAGATGATCTCAGATCAGTTAGAATGATGAATGAAGAAGGCATTAAAGAAATTGTTGATGTATTAAAGACACGTGGTATAGTATTAAATGAGGAATAATATATTATGTAGCAGTTTATAAAAATTATTTTTTAATTATCTTATTTTAACAAAGGACTATTATTATGAAAAACGAACAACTTACACATGACGCAGTTAAAAAATTATACGCAGATCTTACTAAAAATCAAGGAACCGAAAATTGTATTTTAGATCAAAAAACAGAAAATACATTAAAAGAATTAATCTATCTTAGACTTAATGATAAAGAAAAGTTTATTATAAAGAGTAAATATGAAGATAATGAAACATTTGAAAAAATTGCAGAAACAATTGGTACTACAACAGGATGTACGTATTCTATGTATAATCGTATAAAATATAAATTAAATTTATATTTAGATAAAATAAATGATACTGATGATATATATAATCTTAATTTAACAACTCGTACTTATAATATTCTTTTAAAAAATAATATTAACAAAATTTCAGAACTTATAACAAAGACAAAGCTAGATTTACTACAACTTAATGGTATTAGTGCAAGAAGCGTAGATAATATTGTAGAAAATTTAAAAGACTATGGTCTTGTATTAAGATCAAATTCCAATAATAATGATAACAGAAAAATACATGGTGTAAAATATGGATTAGAACTTCTTATGGCAGATGTATATAATGTGGATTCTGTTACTCTTTCTGATGATGAAGAGCTTAGATGTCTTGAAGTTTTAATTAGCATTTTTAATGAATTTATGATTACTATTGTCAAATATAAATATGGTATAGGTGTATGCAAAGAAACCAATGTATCAATGGCTAAACGCTTTAATAAAAGCGCTGGCAGAATAGGGCAAATACATCATAAAGCTTTACGTTTATTAAGGCATCCAGCAAGATTAGAATATATAAAAACTGGGTATAATGAACACACCAATTCAACAATACATATCGATGATTGTATAGAATGTTTAAATTTATCTACTAGAGCATACGTATGTTTAAAACGTGCATATATAAATACAGTTTCTGAATTAAAGGAAAAATCAAAAGAGGATTTACTTAAAATTAGAAATCTTGGTACTGTAGGTTTAAAAGATATATGTGATAAGCTTATGAAACATGGCATTATATTAGATTCTAATAACATGATATATCCAGATAATATAGAATCTTTAAATATATCAGTTAGGTCATATAATGCTTTGACGGATGTAGGTATAAATACAATTTCTGAATTAAGTAAAAAATCAAAAGAGGATTTACTTAAAATTAGAAATTTTGGTAATACATCTTTAAAAGATGTATGTGATAAACTTATAAAACGTGGCATTATATTAAAAGATTATTAAAGATTAAATTAAATCCCCAGGGAGCAATCCCTGGGGAATATTTATCTTTTTATTTTTTTATTGTAATGCACAGTAAATCGCCGCTGAAAAATATCTCAGGAACATAGTGTTTACCATATATTATTAATGATCCAGCTTTAGAATTCAAATGCTTTACTAATGAATCTTTATCTTCAGTATCAAGAAGCCTAATAGAATACATTATAGAAGCGGTATTTATATCTACTGAATTAATACCTCCGAATTGAATTCCTCTAAGTAAATCATATGCAAACATGTGTTGTTCAAAATAATCTTTAAAGATTAATGCGAGTTGCTCAGCGGGTACATCTTTTACGAAATTTAATGTATCCATTATAAAGCGTCCTCCAATTCATCTTCTAAAGCTTCTGATTCTAATTGTTTTTTACCTTCTTCTGTTTTCAATCGTTCCTCAGCGATTCGGTAAAGAGCATCTATATATGATAAGGGCATATTCATCAATTCCATGAACGATGTTCTGCCCTTATAATATGTAGCAATAGATTCTATTTTGGTTATAAACTCTTGACCTGAACCAACTGAGCTCTTGTAAAAAGCAAGTTAAGCATAGACTCAATAGGCTCTTCAGGAATTGTGTTTTCACATTCAGGACATGTTGTTTCAGGATAAATATAAGAAATCTTAGACTCGCCGATAACATTATCCAGTTTTGTAGTCATTACATTATACTGGTCATTTGTAAGAGTCTTAAGAATATCAATATATGTCTTAAGTTTTGACTTAATTGTTTTATTAATATTATTAGGATATTCCTTAATAGCGATCGGAATAAGCTGATTGTTCTCATAATCTATGCGGAAGAATCCATCAATGTATGCCATTGTGTTAAGCTGATCTGAATACTTTTCTGTAGTCTTAGGATCAAGAGATGCATACTGAATAAATGTGCTGTACAGTGTAGGATCGCTGTATGAGATAACGATATCATCAGATACAACCATAGTTTGTGATTTAATCTTACCGCCAGGATTGGTTGAATCTTGTGCCATAAGAGCATCATAAAGCTTCTGAGCTTCATCATCTTTAAACTTAAGCATGTCCTTAATAGGAGTATCAACAAGAGATGTCTTATCGCAACCCTTATCACCAGCATCTGCTCTAGCTATAAGGTTTGTATCACCATAACAAGCTTTATACATACCAAAGTAGAGTGATTCAATATCCTCTGTACGAATTGATTTACACCAAGCTTCAAAGCTCTTTTTATTAGCATCAATATTATGATTATAAATAAAGCGAAGTGATGCAATTACACCATTAATACCATTACTGTTATTAATAGTTTTACGAAGAGCATCAAGTTCAGGACCACTACATTCTTCAAATGTCATATTTCTCTTACTATGGAGAAGCGGATGATCACATCTCTTCTTATTACCAGCTGTACCAATAGCATTAAGAGCCATTGTAGAGCTTATAGGATTTTTAGAAATCTGGAATTTTGTAAGATCGATTTCATTACGTGTAATTTTAACGCCTTCAAGAGAAGCTTTAAAACGTTCACGAAGCTCTTCAGTTGTTTCTTCTTCTGTATCGATTACATCATCTTCTTCCTCTTCAAGACCAAGGTCTTTCATAAGATCGTCAAGATTTTGATCCATTTCCTCTTCAGATGCTTCTGCTTTTTTAGCAGGCTTAGTTTTCTTATCAGTGGTTTTTTCAACAATAGGTTCTACTTTTTCATCAATAGCATGAACTTCTTCTTCTATTTTAGATTCTACATTTACATCAGGAGCTACATAAACACCATCATCTTTAGATTCAACTTCTTCATCATCTTCAAGATCAGAAAAGTCATTATCTAAGAAGGCATTATTAGTTTCTGTATCAACAGTAGATTCTTCTGAATCTTCTCCCATTTCTTTTTCCATTGCCATTTCTCTTGCATTTTCTCTCATTACAGGAAAAACTTCTTCATCATAGAATCTTTTTTTCTCAGCAAGAGTATCTTCCATAGCTTTAAATGCGTTTGCAACTACAGGGGCATCCTCTTCGACCACCTTTGGTTTAGCATCTGGATTTTTAGCCTGAAGATCTTTACCAAGCTCAGCAGTTGATATTTTCTTAGCAGTTTTAATATTTGAAGAATCTACAACTGGTTTCTTAGCCGCAACTTCTGATTCTTCTTTAATTTCTTCTGCTCTTACTGCAGGTTTAGCCTTTGTTGTGTTAGTTTGATTTGATTTAACAAGATCGTCTAATGTGATTTCTTTTGCCATATTGTGTGTCCTCCTAGTGAAATTTTATAATTAGAGTTGATCTAATACATAAGTAGCAGCAGCTTCCATTGTTTCAGAAATAGAATTATATGCTACTACGTAAGTACCTGTGGATGTATCTATAATGATACCCAAAATGTTGTCTTTAAGAGTTAGCGATATAGTTACACCTGCTAACTCTGGTAGGAAAGTATTAATTTGATTAGTAATATCAGTTTTTAAATTATTAAGAAATCCTTCTTCATTATTATAACGATATCTACTTTTAATACCAACACCCATCGTAGGATGTGACTGATACTTTCCAGGTTCTAGCATAATAAGTTGTATTATATGCACATAAGCACTATCTGATTCATTAAATACTTTTGGCATATTGAATTCATTTAGGGAAAGAACATGTGCTTCCATATATTCATTATCCTCCTTCTCTAAATATTTATTTTAAAGTTGTTCATGTTAATATTTACATTTATATTTGTATAATATAAATGTGTAATAATAAAAATAATTATATACAAAATTAAATCGTAGCAAGAAAGGAAATTTATTATTATGAGAAAAACAGAAGTAAAAAAATTACTAAAAAGAAGGGATGAATTATTGCATACTCATGAAGAACTAAATTATAGTTGTTATGATGTAGATAATACAACACTTGTTGATAGTATTTATAAGAACTCAAGAAATGAAATATCTAATATTCTTCATAATATAGATATTGAATTATTAAATTATGTTAAAGAATTTGTGGTAGGACGATGGCTATTACAAATTAAAGGAATCACACCAGATCTAGCAGCTGGGTTACTAGCTTATTTTGACGTTAAAGATAAAGACTGTGCTGCACAATTTATAAGATTTGCAGGAATAGATGATTCTACAAAACCTTATAACAATAATATTGGCAAAATAATGTCAGATGTTAAAAATAACCTTATTAGACAAGATGGTTTATATAAAAAATTAGCATTAAATAAATTTATAGATTTAACAAAAAACGATGGTTTAGATGTTCATGTAGCAATTAATAGATCTAATAGGTATATGCTTAAAATATTTATCGGTCATTTATTTGAAGAGATGTATCGTGAAGAACATGATGGAGAACTTCCTATTAGATATAATGATTTTGATAAAATAATTATAGAGCCAGAAGTTCCATACACTAAATAAAAGGAGAAATAAAAATGAATAAAACTTACACTATAGATACAAGTGCAAATAAAATTTATACTATGTATATTAACGGAATGCACTATGAAAAACAATATGACAATAATGATAATTTGGTTTTTTGTAAAAATTCAATTTTTACTCAAATATGGGAATATGATAAAAATAAAAATATCACACATACAAAAGTAACATATCCTCATTTTACATTTGAGATATGGTATGAATATGATGAAAATAATAATCTCGTATTAACTAAAGATTCAAATGGATTTACAATAACTTGTAAATATGATGCTAATAATAATTTAATATATAAGCATGAATCTTATTCTGATAATGGTGTATTTACATATGAATATGATGATAAGAACAATCTGATTAAACAAATTCTTACATATTTTGAAAATGGAGAAAAAGTCGCCAATACATGGAATTATATTTATGAAAATGGACGTTTAGTAAGTAAAGAATCTGAATATAATATAGTTTTATATACATATAACTCTAATGGAAAACTATTAGCTAAACAAGATAAGGAAAAACGTACTAATTATACTTATAATAGAAATGGAACTTTAAAACTTAAAGTTATTACAAATTTAAAAGATTGTAGTATCTATACAGAGTATTATAATTATAATAGTCCTGAAGATGATAATTTTATAAATATTATTCCTAGTAAAAATAATTATGATATTACTTCAATTATAAAATGTGGGGATATTTATCATACTACAACTAGACATGGGTATGGTTGTTATTATAGAAGACCCGATGATTTTTATTTATATGATTATGATCGTGGAAGCAATACAATAACAATTGAAGAATTTGATAGCAATGGCAATTCTATTAAATATACAGATTACCCTATTGAATGAAATAATAAGGGAGTTAAAAATGAGCAATATTAATTACGAAGAACTTAATAAAATATCTGATAATCTCGATCCTAATAACTTTGATGTTAATGATTATGAAAAAGTCACAGATCTGTGTAATGGAATTCATAAAGCTCTTGGTTCATCAGATGAAGAAATTGAACAATGTATATTTACAAGAGAAAATCTGTTTGTAAACAGAGACAAAGTGATAACTTTATAAATAAAGATTAAAGAGAGGGATTAATCCCTCTCTTTTATTTTTTTATTTTAGGTTGACATGTTAGTAATTAATAAGATGGAGGTATTTACTATGGCTAAGAAATATAAATGCCCATATTGTGATGAAAGATATATAAGAAAAGATCTTATAAATCATATAGATGATGAGCATGAAGATGTTATTCCTGATGGTTTTGAATCGGCTCAAGTTGTTTATGATTTGGTAAATAATACTAAGGGCGCTGGTAAATGTAGAATATGTGGTAGACCTACAAAATGGAATAGTAATGCTAAACGTTATGACGTTCTTTGTTTAGATCCAAGATGTAAACAGAAGATGAGAGAAGAATATCAGAAAAATATGCTTAGAGTTCATGGAACGTACAATATTCTCACTTCAGATGAGCAACAGAAAAAGATGCTTGCTAATAGATCTATTTCTGGTAAGTATAAATTTACTGACGGCGGAGTTGTAACTTATACTGGTTCTTATGAAAAGAAGTTCTTAGAATTTGCGGATAGAGTTATGCAGATTCCATCTAAAGATATTATGGCTCCTGGACCGACAATAGAATATGAAATGAATGGTGAAAAGCATTTCTATATAACAGACTTTTTATATATTCCATATAACTTAATTATCGAAGTTAAAGATGGTGGAAGCAATCCTAATAATAAAAATACTGTTGGTATGCAGTCTTCAAGACAGCGTACTATAGAGAAAGAAAAACTGATTACAGATAGAGGGGAATATCATTATTTACGCCTTACAGATAATCAGTTTGTTCAATTATTAGAAATCTTTATGGATATTAAGAAAGCTCTTATCGAAGGTTTTGATGGTAAAGTTGTTAGAATTAATGAATCCAAATCAACCATAGATAAAAATTATGAGCCAAAAGGTAAAAAGAATTTATCGTCTTTTAAAAAAGTTCATATTACAGAAACAGTTATTGATAAATATAAAAAAGAATATCCTTTTCTTAAGCATGTAAGATGTAAAGATACTAAAGAATATATTTGTGATGGTTATATATGGTTTGATAATGATGAATTAGCAGCTATGGTTGGCTCTTGTGAATATACCGATGATAAAACTAAATGGATTGTTTCTTTAGAAGTAACCAAAAATTATAAAGGATATGGATTATCAAAACAGATTCTTGATTACGCAGTAAAATCTATGAATTGTAAATATCTTTCCGTTAATAAAAATAATGAAATTGCTAAAAAAGTTTATGATGATTATGGTTTTAAAGTATATCAAGAATCAGATACAATGTATTATATGACTATTAATAAAAATATAAAAGAAGCTACCAATGTATTTACTTCAGGAGATTTTGCTGAATATAGAGAAATCGGTGAAATCAGATTAAAAGAATTACAGGATAAGGATAATTTCTATAACGATATCTTAAAAATAGAATCTAAAAATTCTACACATAATTATTGTGATAAATTAATGCCCTTGGCTATAGCATCTATGGTTATAGAAAATTATGTAAATGAAGAGCCTATATCTGAAACCGAAGTAATTACTGAAAAATATTTTAAACCAACTAATAATAAAAAAGTAATCCCCGTACCATTTGATGATTTTAAAGCATATCATATAGAACCCAAGATTGCTGCAAAGAATAAAGATCCTAAATATTATAGTTGGGATGAAGAACAGTATGCTAAGTCTATAGAAGATGCTATTAATAACTCTTCAGATACTTATGAGACTAGAAGATATAATTCTTTTGATGCTTATGTATATACTGCAGGAAAGAATCTTAAACCTGTTTATTTAGGAACTATACATATTAGAAATAAAAATAATCCATCGGATTGGGAATGGATTGAACAGGAGTTTTTAAAAGATAACGTTTATAAATATCTTAAACACCATCCTATGGTTGAAGCATTTGATATAAGTAATTTTTATGACGATGAGGAGTTTTAGTATGAAATATAAATTATCTATTTATCATTTTTATGATACATCTACCCCTATAGAAACAGTAGAGTTTGATTATCCTAGCGAAATTGAATCTGTAGTAAATGAATATGAAGGATATCCTGCAAAGCTTGAACATACAGATTTACGTAAAACTCTTATCGAAGGTGCTTTAGACGAAAGTTTCTTAGATGATTATTATTACGAATAAAATAGTGGGAGCCTTAATTGGCTCCCATTGTCTATTTGTCTTATTTGGATTGCATATTATAAACGTGTATAAATAATGTATACAAAAAATAATTTAAGGGAGAAATTAAAAATGTCAAACTCTAGAAAAATCTTTAAACGAACCATATCAAGAAGGTATGGACATGCAGACAAAATCTTTAAATCGGAATCAGAATGGCAATCTGATACCACAGTATATCCCAAAGGCGTATTTTTAATGCCTAAAAATATTATAAGAGGCGATAGTTTTTGTCTTAAAATTTCAAATGGTATACTGCCATATTGTAAATTGCATCCTATATATCTTGAATATGCTGATATATTTGCAGATGCATAAAACCATAAAATAATTTAAGGGAGAAATTAAAAATGTCGGATGTTAAAAAAATTGATGCTGATGAATTTAAAAAGAATTTTGAGCATGCACCCAAAATTTATAAAACAAGTGATGAATGGTTATCAGATAATACCATATATACAGAAGGTATATATCTAATACCAGCAGATCTTCTAGGTTGTGATATTATTGGTATTAAATTATCAGATGGTAAATCTTCATGGTGCAATTTACCTTTTATATTTATAAAACAATCTGTATTACAATCATCGCTAATTAATAATCTTATTAAAAATTATAAAGGGGGTATGACATATGAAGGATGTATAGAAGTTTATAAAGCTTATAATACACTTAAAGGAATGTGGATGCCTCCAGCGGATGGATTTAATGAATGTGGTATTGATTATAAATATATTGAAATAATTTATACTAAAAAAGAATGCCTTGAAGCACTTGATGTAATAAGAAAATTTATAGAAGAATTTGCATTAGATCCAACAGAATCTGATAAAGATGTAAAACCACAAGGATATTGGATATTATGTAAAGAGATATTCAATGAAAATGAAGGTGCGGTTGATGCCGTACGTTGTTCTGTATGTGGAATATCTCAAAGATTTCATAATAGAAGATCAAAAGAATGCCCTAATTGCAGAGCTATTATGGATTTGAAATTATATTAAGAAAGGAAATAATACTATGGTTAACAGATACATAGTAAAAGACTACGCTAAAAAATATGATCCATGGTTTACAATTAATGACGACAATATGGTAGTTAATAAAGAAACTGGTAAAGTGGTATGCCATATCGATATATTAGTTCAAGTACTTCGTGAAAAAATGCATTGTGACTTTGAAACTGTACATGATTTACATGGATTACTTCAAGTAACTTTACGTTGTAAAGAATGCGGTACGGTTATTTTTGCTAGAGAAGATGAGTCTTGGGAGCCTAATCTTTGTTGCCCTGTTTGTAGCAATTATAAGACTTCATTTGAATATTGGTCTGGTGAAGATATAGCAGCTGATAAAAGCAAGCAGGAATATATTAAAGGTCTTGAAGATCTTCAAAGAGAACAAGATGAGAGATATGAAAGACGTAAGAAACGTAAGGGAAAATTTGATTGGCAAATAGCCAGAGGTCGAATCAAATTGTATAAAAGGGCTATACGTTGGGATTTGGAATGTGATAACTTATTTAAAACTAAGCTTAAAGGATTGAGGTTAAAAATTCATTGGCTTCAAAAAGATGGCGAAAGTTACATATTTAAAAAACATTTTACAATACCGCTATCATTGACAGCTCTTAAAAGAAAGTTAAAATATAGGAGAGACAAAAATGTTTAAATTCTTATGTAGATTATTTAAAATAAAAAATAAATCACCTACAGAAACAGAAGATTATTCGTGCAATTATACTCAGCATAAAGTAGAAGGGCAACGTAATATAGCTACAGGTGTTGAAGCAAAAATATCACCAACAGGTATTTGTACTAATTCGGATATAATACCAGTAGAAGAAAAAATTAAAGACCCACTTAATCCTATCAACAGATGCATATTTTGTAGCGAAAGTTCACTTTGCTATTTTGATGGGGAATGTGAAAATAAAAAACAATTGGAGGAATAAAAAATGAAAAGATTTATGGGATTGATGCCAGTAGAATGTATAGAAATCAGTAAAGAATTCAAAGATGAGAACGGGAGAATTGTTCATATCGATGCAGGTCCTGAAGGATGGACTATTGTATATCCTGACATGTCTGCAGATTATGAAGACAACATTGCTTCTTCAGAAGAGAATTTCCAGAAAGCATATGATGTAGCTAATGCCATTTCAGCCCTTACATTACAGAAGATTATTGCGTAAGTGTTGAAGAAGCTGTAGCTACATGTGAGCCTTGTGAACCAGATGAGCCTTTGGAGCCATTAGAAGAAGATGCTCCTATGGAAATGCCTAAAGAGGCGAAAGAAAATAAAAATGTATGTTAAATAACCATTTGATGGGGGATGGCTATTGTGGTTAAAAAAAGAATTACTCTAAAGAAAGTAATAAAACAATTAGCTAGATGCAAAATCAAAGGCAGACAGCCAAAATATGATTATTACTGTTATGATAATCATAAGTATTACAAAATAAATAATTTTGATCTATTGCAAGATAGGTTTAAATGCACTGGTAATTGCTGGCAGTTCTTTGATTGTAAAGATGAAAACATACGTCTCTATTATGAGAAAAAAGAAGAAGAAATAAAATTATCGACGGGGGAATCTATATGAATAATTTATTAAGAGAAACTATATCAATATTACATGACAATGGTAAATCATGGTGCGATGTTATTGGAGTTATAGTACCAGAAGGCAGAATATCAAAATATGATTTCTTATGCTTATCTAATGTAAACTATGATGATAGTAATTATAATGCACCTGTAATTAATCCAGATCTATATATTGTAGGTAATGGATTTTGGTTGGAAAGAAAAGCATCTCATACTACCGGAAAAGAATTTTGGAAGTTTAATAAAGTTCCAGATATAATAAATTTACCATTTATTACAATAGATACTCTTAAAGATAAATTATGTGAAGATTCCCTCTACAATATTAAACCAATTTAAGGAGAAATTAACATATGAAAAATTGCCCTAACTGCGGAAGTACTAATATTTCTAGTTACACATCTTGTGACATATGCATGGATTGCAATACTAGATTTAATGAAAAAGCTATCGACTGGCCAGGATATTATGCAAGTGGCACAGGTACTATAATGCCTAAAAAAATTGTAGTATTTGAACCAGAAATAAGAGATGATGGTATCTATGTTCCTGCTAAATCAGAGTGTTATGAAGGTATAGCACCTTTATATAAATTATTTATTTCAAAAGAGAAATTTGTAGAAGCTTTTGAAAAATATATTCTTCCTTCACATATTAATGCTGTATTGCAGAATTCAATACCTCATTTAGTCACTGATGCTATGTGGAAAAATAGAAAAAGTGAACATGAATGGGTAATAGATGATACTATTTATCCTAAAGATACGTATCTTCTTTGTGTTACAAATGATGATCAATTCTGCCATGTTAAGATTGCAGACGGTATTCACAAATATAATGATTTACCCATTATAACAACAATAAATTATGATTAAATAAGAGGGTGAATTATTATGAAAAAAGTTATTTGTATAATTGCAGTTATAGTTATTGCAATTCTATTACTTTTGCTACTTACAGGATGTAACGAAACAAAAGTCAAATCAGTTAATGATACTGAGGTTAAGCAAGAATCGACTTCTATGTTTATAGAAATAGAAAAAATAACAGATAATTGGAGAGTAGTTTATCATAGAGATACCAAAGTAATGTATGCCGTATCTTCTGGAAGTTATAATCGTGGTATATTTACGTTACTAGTAAATCCAGATGGAAGTCCAATGTTATATGAAGTAGCTTAATAGGAGGAAAATATGAAAAATATTGCATATACAATAATGATAGTAGTAACTACTATTATTGCAATAGCAGCACTTATTATTTGCATCAAAGAAGGACGCAAAAAATGAGTAAAGATAAAACTAAATTATTAGCTACTACATTAGGAGCTATTTCTGCTATAACTGGCGGTCCATATTCTAGTTTAGATTTTCCATCTATTAAGATAAAACCTACTGTTGGTACTTATAACATAACAAGATGCAGAGAATGTGGCACATCAAGAGATACATTATATAAAGATGGTGATACCATGATATGTAGAAAATGCAAATTCAAGGAGAACAAAGATGAGTCATTGCCAAGGAAGTAATTGTAGTAAAAAGTATTTATGCCAAAAGTATTTTAACGATGGCGATGTAGTTGACTTCTCAACTTACGGAAGTGGTAAAGCTGGAACAGATGAAAATGGTAAACCATTTTGTGAAGTTACAGTATGGTGCGGAGATAATGGCACTAATGGTTATAAGTATTTTGAACCAAAAGATAAAGGATTTAGTACTTTATCTTATAAAAATGAATATACTGATAAAGGTCCTAAATTTAAATTGACATTTGAAATAGAATTACCATATGAATCATATATCGTACTTGAATATCCAACAAGCTGTTCAAGCTGTCCTGTTGGTTTTATGAATTCTGGAGAATGTGGTAGAAATGCCCCGTTTACAGATGAAGATTATAAACAAAGACCATCGACATGTAAACTTAAAAGAATCACTCCAGAAGAAATACAGCAGATGATAATATCCAAATACAATATGATTGAAACTATACCACCCGTAGAAAAATAAGATTTAATTAATTCATGTACAAATTATTAAAAGGGATAGGATTTACTCCTATCCCTAAATAATTTAATATTTATTTTTTAGGAGATATCTTAATATGGTGGAAACAGATAAATCTATTAAATGCCCTGGATGCGGTGAATCTTATTATGAAGTATTATATCATATGGTTAATGGCAAATCAATAAAAACACATTATAGATGTCGTTTTTGTAATATTACATTTGACAATATAAGGGAGGACGATAAATATGGCATTCTTAAACCACAAAATTATTTCAAAACCAGACTCAAAGAAAATGACGGAGAACCAAAAAGAAAAAGAAAGTATACAAAAAGAGCCAGAAATAATAGTTAAAGAATTTCCTGAAGCTCAAGACATGAGAATAATTCCCAGGAATGATTCTTTAGATGAATGGAAAATCACTACTAGAATTCCTTATAAAGATGAAATTCTTATAGGCTATTCCAATACTAAAACAATTTATAAAATTGGAGATGGAATTCATTACTGGAATGAATTAGAAGAAGTATCTTTAGAAGAAGCTTTGGATAGGGGTTATATCTTTTATAACGGTGGTATTAATAAAATATATAAAATTTCTCTTGACTTTATACCTCGTAGAATAATCAGAGGTAACATATGAGTGTTAAATATAGTATGAAAGTATGTGCAAATATCAATCAAGCTATTGATGTTAAAGATTTATGTATGCCTGGTGAAATAGTTTACGATATAGATAAAGGATTTAGTTATGTTAAATTTAAAGATAAATTTGATATAGTTACATCTGAAGAGGATGCACCATGTTTAGGTTCCAATTGTCCTAAACGAGATATGTGTTTTAAATATAACTTATCAAAACAATTTTCTATAGAAGATTTTATAATACATGATTTATCTGTAGAAACAAAAACAATAGATGATATAGAACAAATCTATTGTTGTAAATCTAATAAATATAGATGCTTTAGATGGAATGACTAAGTGCGAAGGAGAACAAAAATGAACACAAAAACAGAAGTTAAACATAAAGAATCATATGATGCTGATAGTATTAACTTAAATATTAATTTTAAAATCACTTTACCTTATGATAGTTTTCTTGTATTTGAAATGCCTGAAAATTGTAAAGAGTGCCCATATTTCAAATCAAATAATTATGAAAATTGTGGTTTAACTGAACGTACGGATGATATCACAATATGTAAAAGACCATCATCATGCAAATTACGTAAAGTTACACCTGAAGGATTAAAACAATTAGTGCTTTCCAATTTAGAATTATCTGGACTTTTAAGTAAATAATACTTAAAAGGACGGTGATATATAAATGCGAAATTTACATATGAAAAATAGTTTTAGAGTATGGAATCCTAAAACTATGAAGAAACTAATTGATGAAAGAGTTAAAGAAGTTGCATGGCACCATGCTGTCAATGCAGAGAATTATCTTAATCGAAGTTACTTATCAATGTATATAGAATGGTATTTACATAATATTTGCTATTATCTAACACTACCATTTATAAAAATTGAAGTAATTAAAAAGATCAATTTAAGAGCAAAACATACAGATTTAGAAGAATATGAATAGAAGGAGGTTAAATCCTCCTTCTATAGTAATTTAAAATTAGGAGAATATATATGAAAAAGAATAAAAAAGTAATTCGAACAAGATTAAAGTTTACTGGCGGAAAATACCCTCAATATTATATTTTTTATAAAAGACGTAATTGGCTACAAAAATTAGCTTTAAAATGGCTAACTGGATGTGAGGTGGAAGACTTTGAAGCATAATAAATTACCGCTTATAAGTCTAATAGTTAGCATTATTTCAGGTTTTATATGTTTAGCATGTATGTTTGCTACTATTGAGATAAAAGGATTTAATTTACAAGCATTTAGTTTTGGAATGTTATTTATATGCTTTGCTATATATGTAGCATCTTCAGATTATATGAAATAAATATTTTAGGAGAACAATTATTATGGTTACAACACAACAATTAATTGCAGTTATAATATTATGCTTATTTGTAGGAATATGTATAGGTATGCTTATATGGTTTTTAATCGGACATCCAAAATGTGAGCATAATTGGGAGAAAATTAAAGATGCAACAAAAATGGAAGGTAACTTTGTCATTGGTAGTACAATAGTTTTTATGTGTAAAAAATGTGGTAAAATAAAAAGGATAGACATATGAATGGATGCGATGGATGTATTCATCAAGACGGCTGTGGGTATTTTGATTGTAACGACTATAATCTAACAGAAGAAGAAAGATTCATTGAACATTGTGTTGGATGTTGCTGCGGTGACGGATTTGAATGTAATAAGCAAAATGGTTATGGCTGTATGAATTGGGAAGATGGTTCTAAACCATTATTAGGTTAAGATTTAGGAGGCATATTTAATATGATGAATATAGGTTATTTAACAAGTAATAAAAATAAAGATGAAGCATATACTCCTTATTATGCTTCTAATCCTATAATTAAATATATACCTTCTAATTTAGTAGTATGGTGTCCATTTGATCAGGAATGGAGTTCTTATGTAAGATTGCTTAGAGAAAATGGCAATGCTGTAATTGCTGGTCATAAAGATAATGGTTTAAATTTTTTTAATTATGAACCTGATTATTATGATATTATTGTTACTAATCCTCCTTTTTCTTGTAAAGATGAAGTTATAGCAAGATTATATGAACTTGGTAAACCATTTGCTATATTATTACCATTGAATTCGCTTCAAGGTGTAAGTAGATATGAATACTTTAAAAATGGTATTCAGTTATTAGCTTTTGATCAGAGAATAGATTTTCATGATCCTAGTAATATGGTAACTCCTAATAAAGGCACTCCATTTGCATCTGCATATTTCTGTAAAGATGTTTTACCTAATGATTTGATATTAGAACATCTGGAGAAATATGATCGTTCTCTATATGTGGAAATGGTTAAACACGTTCAATATAGAGAAATGTGTAAAATTGTTAAATAATTGTATAATATAAAGTTGGTATAGACGAGAGTCTATACCAATATTTATTTTGTTAAGGAGAAATATATTATGAGCGAAAGAAAAAAATGGACTGAAGAAGAAAATGCTATACTTAAAAAGTATTATCAAACTATAGGTAAAGATATTGTTAATCATCTTCCAGGTAGAACTTTTAAAGCTTGTAGAGCTCAAGCTTCAAAGCTTGGTATAACATACGATAGAACTAGATGGTCTAAAGAAGAATTAGATATTCTTATTAAATACTATTGCAATATGGGAACTAAGGTTTCTTTCTATATTCCTAGAAGATCTAAAGCTGCTATTGCAGCAAAAGCAAAGAGTTTAGGGTTAACAACCAGATATTAAATAGAAGGGAGAAATCCCTTCTATTTTATTTTTTCGTAAATTTTTTATATTTTAATTATATATTATAACTTTGAATATAAGTATTAATTACTTAATAACTAATTCTAAAAAATATTAAAACTAAGGAGAAAAATCAAATGAATAACAAAGAATTAGCAAAAGCAACAGCTCAGTGGTGGAGATCACAATTAACATGTGCTAGACACGATAATGGAGATAATTCATTCTCAAGCATCTTATCGGGTATATTGGCAGATACTATAGCTATGAAAAATGAACCTACTGTAGATCAGCTTGATAAGTTTGAAGAGGTTTTGACTAATGCTCTTTTAAATGATGATAGCCCTACAATTTTTCTTGATTGCGATTATAATCCTTGCAGAATGCTTTCTGAAGCAGCAGAAGCTGCTGGTATAAATACAATGGTATTTCCATGGAAAACAAACTCTAGAACTACAGAGACTGAACTTCTTGTTTCTGAAGGATATGGCTCTAGTTATAGAAGAATAATCTAAGGAGCAGTACCATGAATGAATGTAGAGGAATAACATGGCGTTCAGATAGAGAATTGTCAAGAAAACTTGGTAAATATCCTGGTTATGTTGCACATCATTTGCATATGGGTAAAACATATGATGAGATTATTGATTATGCTCTTAGATATAGAAGATATAGAAATATCATCTGGGGCAGTAATAGAGAACTCGCTAGAAATTTAAAAGTAGGAAAAGACTTTGTTTTAAGCAGATTAAATAAAGGTATGGCCTATGAAGAGATTATAGATGAAGCATTAGATGGAAAGTATTCCTATAGAGGGATTAAATGGAAATCTAATAATGATTTATCTATAAAGTTAGGTATGAGTCGAGATTATGTTTCGGCTAATATTAAGAAAGGAAAAACACACGAAGAAATTATCGATTATATTTTAGATAAAAAGTGTAATTAAGTACCATGAAAGAAATTAAATTGTTACCGCACAATCAAATTATGGTGGATGACATCGAGTGCGTTATGGCTGAAGGTATAAGAAAAATTTTCTTTTCGGAAGCATGTTCGTTAGGAAAAACATTCATTTTTATGTATTTAGTAAATAAATACTTTAAAGATAAAAAAGTATTGTATATTTGTCCTACATATTACATTTGGAAACAGGTAAAATCGAATGAAGAATTTAAAAATATTGAGCATTGCGTTGATATGTGCTGCTATGCAGCCTTTAATAATATAAAAGAACATCATTTTGAGTATGATGTATATTTTATAGACGAAGCACATCACTTATTTTCAGATATTCAGGGAAGTAATATAGCATCTGTTATAAATACTTTAATTGAGAATAATAAAGATGCATATGCTTTTGGTATGACAGCTACACCATATCATGAAAATAAAATGGTAGGAAATGCATTTTTCGACGTATCTATAATGGGCAAAGATATATTTCAAGCTGTAAAGGAAAAATTATTACAGCCTATAACATATGCTATTGCTATAGATGACGTGGTTAAAACTGTTAGAGAAAACCCCGAAATGCAAGAAATGGAAGATGCGGCTATACTTTATAATATAGATACAACAAAAATGACCATTGAAAACATAATGAATGACTTTTCATATGTTAATCATTGGTTATTATATTTTCCATTAATACAAGAATTAGAAGAAAATATAGAATACTTCAAAAAGCATTTTCCTGATTATAAAGTATTTGTTCTTCATAGCGAAATAGAATGTGAAAATGTTTTGGATGAATTTGAAGCATATGAAGGTAAAGCTATATTGGCATCTGTAGGTATGATTCTCGAAGGCGTTCATCCTAAAACCGTACATGGTGTTTTATCATATAGAAATGTGCATTCATATAATTTATTTATGCAAATGATTGGCAGGCTCGGTGTTATGAGTCGCGATATAAAGCCTGTATTTGTAGATATATATAAATCATATAGAAATATACGTCCTCCGATAAACAATCCTATTGTAATTGATGATTGTCATGAAATTAAATTTGCTAATGGTGAAAAAGTAGTCAAAAATACAGAATGCATGTTAATACATTCAAGTGTTTATGAAATACTTAATTTTTCTAATTTATTAGAAAAATTAGATAATTCGCATCAAGAATATTCATATCGTGGTATTACTTGGATATCTGATTATGATCTATCCAGAAAACTTGGTAAGAAAAATACATATGTATTTTGTCGTAAATCTAAAGGTCTATCATATGAACAAATCATAGATCGCATATTAGATAGTAAACCTAAAGAAGAACGTTCATATAGAGGTATTACTTGGATAAACGGTAAAGATTTATCTAGAAAACTCTTTAAGAGTGATTCTTATGTAAATATGCATAAAAGAAAAGGTCTATCATATGAACAAATTATAGATCAAGTATTAGATGGTAAATATAAAACATATCGAGGAATTACATGGGAATCTGATAATGATTTATCTATAAAACTTGGTAAGCATAAAAATTATGTTAGTTTATACAAATCTAAAGGCTTATCATATGAACAAATTATAGATCAAGTATTAGATTATAAACCTAATGAATACCGTGGTATTACATGGGAAAATGATAAAGATCTATCTATAAAACTTGGTAAGTGTAAAGATTATGTTAATACACATAAAAATAGAAATGGCTTATCATATGAACAAATCATAGATCGCATATTAGATAGTAAACCTAATGAATACCGTGGTATTACATGGGAATCTGATTCTGATTTATCTAGAAAACTTGGTAAAGCGAATCATTATGTGGGCATGTATAAATCTAAAGGTATGTCATACGAAGAAATAATAGATAAAGTTCTAGATGAAAAAGATAAATAATATAATCATATATTATTATAAAAATAGATAGTAGGGTGATATTACCCTACTATCTAAAATTATATTATATTTTGAGAAAGGAAAACACATAAGAAAAATATTAACTATATTGGTTAAAATGTGTAATTAAAGTACTATGAAAGAAATTAAATTATTTGAGCACAATCAAATTATAGTTAACGAAATCGAAAAAGCAATGAATGAAGGCATGAGAAAAATCTTTTTTACTGAAGCAACTGGCTTGGGTAAATCTTTTGTTTTCATGTATTTAATCAATAAGCATTTCAAAAATAAAAGAGTGTTGTATATCTGCCCAACATATCATATTTGGAAAAATATGAATATGTATAAAGAATTCTCAAATATTAAGCATTGCGTAGACGTATGTTGCTACGCTGATTTTAATGAAATAAAAGCGCATCATTATGATTATGATGTATATTTTATAGATGAAGCGCATCATTTATTCTCCGATGTTCAAGGAAAAAATATTGTATCTATTACAAACCATACAATTAAAAAGAATAAAAATGCATATATTTTTGGTATGACTGCTACACCATATTTTGAAGGAAAAATGGTGGGCGATGCATTTTTTGATGTATCTATAGTAGGTAAGAATATCTTGGAAGCTATAGAAGAAAAGTTACTTCAGCCTATTAACTATGCTATTGCTATAGATGACGTAGTTAAAAATAGAGAAGTGCGTCACTATATGAAGGAAATGAAAAATATAGCAAAGAAATATAATGTGGATACAACCAAAACAACTATTCGTAGTGTAATGAATGAATTTTCACATATAAATCATTGGTTGTTATATTTTCCAAGAATTCAGGAATTAGAAGATGATATACTATATTTTAATAAATATTTTCCAGAGTACAAAATCTTTATTCTTCACAGTAAAGTAGATGATATGGAAAATGTTCTGGATGAATTTGAATCTTATGAAGGCAAAGCAATACTAGCATCTGTTTCTATGATACTAGAGGGGGTACATCCAAGAACAATTGGAGGTATTTTATCATATAGAAATACTTATTCATACAATTTATTTCTGCAAATGATTGGTAGACTTGGCATTATGAATAGAGATATCAGTCCTGTATTTATAGATATCTATAAATCTTATGACAATATAAAGCCTCCACAAATAGGAAATACTATGACAGGTTATGAAGAATTTCATATTGATAAATCTAAAAATTCAGAATGTGAAATTTCTGAAAGAATAAGAAAATGTGTATTACTTCATACTAGTACTTATGAATTAATTAAATTTTCTGATATATTAGAAAATATATATAAACAACCTCAGCATGTATATCGTAGTATTGTTTGGACATGTGATGAAGATTTATCTAGAAAACTTGGTAAACATATCGGTTATGTGTGTTACTATAAACATAAAGGTCTATCATACGAAGAAATAATAGATCAAGTTCTAGATTATAAGCAAGATGTTAAAACCTATAGGGGATTTACATGGAGAACCGAAGCTGAGTTGTGCGAAAAACTTGGTAAAAGTTGTAATTATTTATGTAAATTTAAAGCTATGGGATTAACTATTGAGCAAATTATAGATAAAGTGTTAGATTATAAATCCAATGAATACCGTGGTATTACTTGGAATACTGATAAAGAATTATCTATAAAACTTAGTAAAAATGATTTTTATGTAAATAATTGTAAACGTAGAGGTATGACTTATGAAGAAATCATAGATCAAGTATTAGATCTAAAACCAAGTAGTCATTCGTATAGAGGCATTACTTGGATGACTAACGCTGAATTATCAAGAAAACTTGGTATGAGTAATACATATGTTAGTTTGTATAGGCGCAATGGTTTATCGTATGAAGAAATAATAGATCGAATATTAGATAAATTTAAAACTTATAGAGGCGTCACTTGGAGTACTGATAATAATTTATCTAGAAAACTTGGTAAATGTGATAGGTATGTTGTCATACAAAGACATAAAGGTCTATCATACGAAGAAATAATAGATAAAGTTTTAGATTGTAAACCAGATAATAATTCATATCGAGGAATTATTTGGATAAGTGATCAAGATCTATCTAGAAAACTTGGTAAGAGTGAAAATTATGTATGTCATTATAAATCTAAAGGTCTATCATACGAAGAAATAATAGATAAAGTTTTAGATAAAAAAGATGAAAAAGATAAATAATATAATCATATATTATAAAAATAGATAGTAGGGTTATTACCCTACTATCTAAAAACTAAGAAAGGTAAACACATAAGAAAAATATTAAATGTATTTTAATTAAAATGTGTAATCAATTACTATGAAAGAAATTAAATTATTTCCGCACAATCAAATTATGATGGATAACATCGAATGTGCTATGGCTGAAGGAGCTAGAAAGATTTTCTTTTCACAAGCATGTGGATTAGGAAAAACATTCATCTTTATGTATTTAGTAAATAAATACTTTAGAGATAAAAGGGTATTGTATATTACTTCCAAACAGCATATTTGGAATGGTCTAAAAATTAAAGAAGAGTTTAAAAATATTAATCTGTATATAGATATGTGTTGCTATGCAGATTTCAATCATGTAAAAGAGCGTCATCTCAAATATGATATATATCTTGTGGATGAAGCGCATCATCTATTTTCAAAAGTTCAAGGTGCCAATGTAGTATCTGTTATGAATCATATAGTTAAGATTAATAAAGATGCGTATGTTTTTGGTACTACTGCTACACCATTTTGTAATGATAAAATGGCCGGCAGTGAGTTTTTCGATGTTAGCATATTTGGTAAGGATATGCTTGATGCTATTGATGAAGGACTGCTTCAACCTATCACTTATTCTATTTGTATAGATGATATTGCAAAAAATAATGAAAAATATAAAGAAATGCTTGAAGAAATAAAAATAGCTAAAAGATATAATGTGGATACAACTAAAACCGCTATCAGTGAGATAATGAAAAAATATTCGCATGTAAATCATTGGCTACTGTATTTTCCAAAAATTAAAGTGCTGGAAGAAAATATAGAATATTTTAAAAAGCATTTTCCCGAATATAAAGTATTTGTCATACATAGTATGGCGGATAATGTAGCAACCAAACTTAGTGCATTCGAAGCATATAAAGGTAAAGCTATATTAGCATCTGTTGGTATGGTGCTTGAAGGAATTCATCCTGAAACAGTATCTGGTGTTATATCATATAGAAACGTGCATTCATATAACTTATTCCTGCAGATGCTTGGTAGGCTTGGTATCATGAATAAAGACGTTAGCCCTGTATTCGTTGATGTATATAAATCATATAGAAATATAGCACCTCCTCATATACAAAATACTATAACTTTTGATGATGATTACTACGGTGATAAACTTAAATATGGATATAAGTACGTTGAAAAATTTAATAGATGTATATTAATGGATTCAAGTTCTTATGAATTAATTAATTTCACTAGATTATTAGAAAAGTTATATAGAGGTGAGTATTTATATAGAGGTATTACATGGGCAAGCGATGCAGATTTGTCTAGAAAACTTAATAAATATAATCAATATGTTAGTATACTTAAACGTAAAGGCTTATCATATGAGGAAATTATAGATCATATATTAGATTATAAACCATATAACGAATACCGTGGTATTATATGGGAAACAAATATAGAATTATCTAGAAAACTTAATAAACATGATAGTTATGTTAATATACTTAAACGTAAAGGTCTATCATATGAACAAATTATAGATCAAGTATTAGATTATAAACCTAATGAATACCGTGGTATTACATGGGAGAATGATACTGAATTATCTATAAAACTTGGTAAGGGTAAAACCTATGTATGTGTATATAAATCTAAAGGTCTATCATATGAACAAATTATAGATCAAGTATTAGATTATAAACCTAATGAATACCGTGGTATTATATGGGAAAATAATATAGATTTATCTAGAAAACTTGGTAAAAATTCAGGATATGTATATTTTTATGCTAAAAAGGGTATGAGCCATGAAGAAATTATAGACATGGTTTTAGATCCTGAACCTAAAAAAGAATATTCTTATAGAGGTATTACATGGAAAACTAATGTAGAATTATCTAAAAAACTTTGTAAAGTAGATAATTATGTTACTTCTTATATAAAGAAAGGTCTATCATATGAAGAAATCATAGATAAAGTATTAGATCCTAAACCTAAAAAAGAGTATTCATATAGGGGTATTATATGGATAAATAATGCTGATTTATCTATAAAACTTGGTAAGGGTGCTAGTTATGTTGGTTTATATAAATCTAAAGGTCTATCATATGAACAAATTATAGATCAAGTATTAGATTATAAACCTAATGAATACCGTGGT